AAAAGCCATTTTAAAACCCTCCTTTTGGTTTAAGTTATAGTTTGTGGTTAAACGCAATATAGCTTATACCTAAGACACAAGTTTTTGTCAAGTTATTCGTTTATGCCAAGAGAAGGAAACTTTGGGAAGCAAAGGCAAGACTACCAGAAAGAAAAAATCCATCCCTTAGCCGAAGAAGAAAGCCTGTTCGCCAATATGGAAGCAATATCGGTTAGCAAAGCAACCTTTTGGTTAGCAAAGAGAAGATCTTCCTTAACATCCAAGAAGGGAAACTTCCCTCTTTTTGTTTGACTAGGAAGGGAAAATTTGCTATTCTTCCCTCTAGCTAGTATTCCCTCTCTTGGGAAATTAACTTCGTGAAAGAAAGTATTACCCCCTAGAAAATAAAAAAATTGATCTCATTTTCTTGACATTCCAAAGACGGCTTTGGAATATCTAGCTTCCCATCATAGTCGACTATGGTTTGTCAAGTTAGTCTCATACTACGATGTTGATCTAACTACCTAAAATCATTGAAATATTCCATCTAGGTAATATAGTCGTCTTGTTTAAGAACAAAATCTAAGTATTTGATTACATTAACAAAGACTAACGACTATGTGTTCTAGACAAAAAGTTTCCACGAAATTTAAAAATCCCAAGAGGCCAAAGGGTTAGGTGAGACTAATTTTCCGACTATCCCTAGTATTTTCAACTACTTAGATCATGTTAAACGCTTGTTTAAATGCAAATAACAACCATTAGCAACTAGAGCACAAATTTTCGTGTTTTCTCTAGTAATTTCGGCAACTTGGGTCAATTTAAACGCTTGTTTAAGGCTCATCATAGTCAATCATAGCCGGCCATAGCTTCATAGTTTCTTCCCTAGCAAGCTTAGCAACCTAGGCCTAAGCGTTAGTGGCTAACGATTGTTTGTTCTTCCTAGTGGTTAGCCTAAAGGTTGTTCGGTTGCCTTGCTTAGCTTAGTTTTTCTTCTCTTAGTCGTTTTATCTTTCCTTGCTTTGTTTGTGCTTAGCTATTCGGTTAGGCTTAGCTAACTTCGGCTAGCTTCTTCTTAGTTTTCTGTTAGCCTTAGAATTAATCGAACGGTTGCTTTCTCTTTGCGAACAAGAACGATTATCGATTGCTTCCTTGCTGATTATTCAACGAGCTTGTTCTTTGCAATTGCTAATCATTGGCAAGTCTTTGCTTTACTTATGTTTGGCTTGCTATATCGATAACGATAATCATTCCTAAGCTTACGCAAGCCTTACTTGGCGCCAGTTAAGTTTCTATGGGAACCATTGCTTCCTTGCTCTTGGGTGACTGAATGGTCATTCACGTAGTGACTAGTCGGTCATTCCTTGCGTGACTGAACGGTCATTCAGATAGTGCGCACTACGCCAATGGGACGGATCGGATGCTATTGCTGGGCGCCGTGTCATCCCTCCCCCCACCGATAAAATTCCATTGACATCTCCTGGTCTTTGTCTATTATATCTCTGGGGAGAGGTTCAGGATCAAGCAGTTTTGCCCGGTAGGTTAAGTTCTTGCCTATCGGGCATTTATTTTTCTCTTGCTTTTTTCTTTCTTTTTGTTATTGTTATCTTGGATTACTCTAGGAGGTGGCCATGTATATTATCGTAAAAGGCAAGCGTTCTCAGTTACAGGAAAGGTTGTTGGAGCAGTGCGAGGAGGGTCGGTATCAGGCTAAACAAAACCAGCGGTTACTCTCTTCTCCTGGTTACATAGACATGTCCGAAGCTCGTTCTCTTCTTAGTAGAGAGGCGCATGTGGAAGATTTTTCTGGCATAGCGGATGTGTTTAAGTCCAACCCGGTTAGGTATGAAGCCTACGGCAAATCTGGTGTTAAGAAAGGCGAGCTATGAAGGTAGTGGAATCTGAGAAATTTATTAAGCAGGACAGGCGCAAATCTGAGGAAGAGCTTCGGGAGATCGTATCCACTTGCATATCCAGACGTCCTGCTTTAGTGGATAGATACCTACGTGTCCTAGAGTCATTCATAGACATCCGAACTTCCAAGAATGTTCTTCGCAGATATATCAACTTAATTTCCTCTCTGATCTATCGTTCTGACAATGTCATTTTTGAGCTCCAACCAGACGTATCGGATGCTCTGCTAAAGGAGGTGCAGGATGGTTTTTACAGAGAGGGTGTAGATGTCATTCTGTATGATTTAGCCAAACTAGGCGAGCTCTGGGGTTTTATTGGTCTCCGTGTAGAACCTAGAAAAGACGGTGTCAAATTCCGTCCAGTCTTTCCTTTCGATATTCTTTTCTATTATCCCGACCTAGAGATGGACGACGACTCACAGATTCTTGTTTATGTGCTCCGTATGGGTAGAGACGAGTATGAAAAGCGGTTCGGCAAGGTATCTATTCCAGACAGAACAGTTTCTCCCTTTAGCAGATTCTTCGATGTAGTAGGCTCTACAGACGAACTCACACGCATCACAGATTTAAACCCGAACGAGTATTACGAAGTCTACGAAGTCTGGTATAAAGACCCAGGAGAGGGTTCGTGCTATGTGGCCACACTGGGTTTAGATTATACCATTCGTGACCACTTCAAATCCCCATTCGTATCTGATCATCCTTTCGCCTTCTACGTCCCATCTTACCTTCCTGGCAATATCTATGGCTTTGTAAACGGCGAGCAGTGCATACCGGCACAGGAAGGGATAAACGACATAGAAGAACAGCTTCCTTCCTTGGTGGAGAGATTAGCCTATCCTCCGGTCATCCTGAAGTCCTTCCAGGGTCTTTTAACTAGAGAGGATGTAGTTAACGAGCTAAGGAAGCCTTCTGGTGTAGTTCTCGTAGATAGTCCGGACATGGCTGTAGAAGAAGTTGTTCCCAAGATAGATCCAGGTGTTCTTTCTACCTTGTCTGACCGGTATGAGAGAAACATCCTGGATACAGTCGGCATATCGGAAGTCATGCTTGGTCACAGCGCCAAGAATGTAAGGTCATACACACATGCTCTCTTAGCATCTCAGTTTGCATCTTCGGAAGTGATTGTCCGTGCCCTCAAATTTGAGCAATTCATCGAACGTGTAATGACCCTGTATGCCATGTATAAAGTCCTGTGCACAGACAAGTTTCCTCTTCTGGCAAAGACGCCCCTCAGGGTAGAGGTATATGCCCACACCACATCTCCTGTTCTCTTGCAGAATTTTACTACGCTTGTCCTAGAACTGAACGCACGTGGTCTTATACCGCCCGAGGTAGCGATAGAGCTACTACCTATTCCGCATAAGGATAGGATAAAAGTTATGATACAGAGAGCGAGGGAGGCGGCACTTGTTCAGGAAGCCAAAGAGCAGGAGAAAGGGAAATAATGGAGGTGCTTCTTTGAGTGGGAATCCTGTTGTAGTCTATAGCAACATTAACACTATAGACGTAGGGCAGGCAGTAGGTGTATTTGTTCGCACATCTGACAATCCGAACATTCCTAATCCAGCCAAGAACAACATTGTAAACATTTTTTCAGACATAGACGATCACAATGGCAGGCAGTATATTTGGGGTGCGAATTTTGTGGTCACATCCGATGCTGGTGGGAAGGTATGTATAGCCCTAGAGCTGGACGCCAATACAACAAGAGTTGGTGTAAAACCTGCTAGGACAGAAATTCCGGATCCGTTTATCTGCGGTTTACACATCTGCACTGCTACAAACGAGGTGGCCAAACCCTGCTCTTGCGCTATACATATTATGGGCTACTGGCAGGACGGGATAGACCTTTCGGATTTTTACATGACAGGTATTTACTTTTCTCAGAAGCTCATTCGCTCTAATGTGGAAGCGTGTATAGATATGTCCTGGTTCAACGCTGGGAATGGCGCAGGTTGTTCTAAGGGGGCGATTGTCCTCCCTGGTAGTGGGCAGTATTACTCTTCTCTTATCCATTGGGTTCCGGATAGTGGCAATTGGGGGTATGATTCTTTTGTGGGTGTTCTAACGAATTCTACTAAGCCTTCTTTCCCTGGTCAATTTGCTATTGTAGGTAGGCCTTATGCTGGGTCTAGCTATAGAAGAGTGGATGTGTATGACCGATTGTTCGTATCTGGCAGGGACATCTTAGCAGAGATAGATGAAATCAAGCGGAGGCTAGGGATGTGATAAACGAATGGCAACCTAAAAATTTCGAGGGTATTGAATCCCCCCTAGCGTATACAATTAGAAGAGGCAAGTGGACAGATCGTCCTACTTGGAAGCAGTATACCACCTGGTGGATTGGGGTATCTGTTGCGATTGGGTTTGATGTGAGATATCCTTTTCTTTGGTATTTGCTCTTGTGGTTGCCGGATCCGAACAATGTGTCTAAGAAGAATGTTTTTGTATTGTCTGGTAGTGTAGATAGTATGGATCTCTCTTTTGCCTCGAGTTGTGATGTTGTTGTTGATGGTGGTTTATCTGCAAGTGTTGTTCCTCCTACCGGTTATGTTTCTCCTTCTGCTGTGCTTTCTTCCTCTGGGCAAGAGGGCATTATTGATTATGTATCCAGTGTTATAGGGACGTTCTCTCGTGATATTGTATCTGAGCTGTCTATTTCGGGTGATCAAAAGGCGATGTTGTCTATTTTCTGCACATCGTCCGGTGATATGTCCATAAGTTCCAGATTTGTTGGTGTTACATTCAGATACTCTTCTGGTTATCTTGTTCCGATCTATGGTTATTTTATTGGTGGGCATGTGGGAAGTTCGTCAATCCCTGGTTGTGTCACTATAAGCACAGAGCATGCTATATTTATCCCTGTTAATTATACTTATCTGTTTTGTGACAGCAACCAGAATACTTTTGCGTTTAGTCTAAACGATGTGGTGTGTGAAGCTGTGGTACTAGATACAAGCGTTAGTGTAAGTGGTGTTATCGATCTCACAGAGATTGTTACAGGTAGGAGCTTGTCTTTCTCTAGTGTTGCTACTGTAGATGTCGACGGTTTCTTTGCTAATATGGTGGATCTCGGTTACTCTACCTCATTAGAAGTTAGTTTGTCTGGTGTATATCTGTATAACTTCCCAGAATATAGTTGTTTATTCTGTGATAGTAGTGGTCAGAATGTCTTTGGTCTGTGTTCTGGTAATGACCTCTTTACTTTCCTGATTACTCATGTTATTTGTTCTTCTGTAGGGTTGTTAAGTTTACAGACGGAGCTTGCTAATGTCGATATTAGGTATTCTGGCGAGGGTGACGTGGCTGTATCCGGTGACGTTATTGCGCCGAAACAGACATTTATGTTGTCTGATAATAGCCAGAATACTTATGGTTTTGTTTACAATGACGAACTATATGTCCTAGAGGAGGTAACACTATGTTAGTCATTACAAGAACAGCATCTGACGCAATTATAAATGACTTGAACAATGTTGCATCGGTCGGTCTGGGATATAATGGAACTGAAATTAGCGGTGGTGGATACTCACGTGTGAGTGTCGGGTCTGGTTTGTTCTCGTATGATCATGACGACGGCACGTATTATTACTATACTAATTCTTCTGCGATTACGTTTCCTACTGCAACAGGAAATTGGGGTTATGTGAATGAAATCTACTTTATTAACTCTAACGGGACTATTGTCTATACATTTGTCCTAGACTCTCCCATCTCTATAATCAACGGGATAACATTCTCCATCAATAAAGGCGGTCTTGCTCTCAAAGTAAAGAAATCTGGTTAGGAGGTGTAATATATGGGCTGGTATAGCACTCCGTTCAATTATGATGGAACAAGTCCGACTCAGGTTAGAGATGACCTGCAGAAAGCGAATGAAAACTTTCAGGCATTATCGGATGTGTTTGAAAATGGGACTCCGCTGTCTGGTAAGATAAAATCTGACTATATTTCCGGTGGTGGGTCAATATCTGGGAATGTTGTTGTAAACTCTGTCACGATATCTAATCTTAACAAGGTTGATTTTGCTGTAGATATATCCTCAAACCCGCAAGGATTTAATCAGGCTGCTATTAAGATGCCGACCGGTGTTCCGGGCTCTGCCATTCAATGGCAACCTACGTCTGGGGGTTGGGGAGTCGGAGAGTCTAAGATAGGTGTAGATACTAGCGGTAATTTCAGAATTATTGGTCGTTATAACAGCAGTGGCAGGAGATCGATGATCTTAAGTGATGATGTTTATGTTGATGGCAACCTTGTTGTGAATGGAACAATAACCGGGACTGTATCTCCTACACCCACTCCTACGTTCCAACGTATAGATATTAAGACTACATCCTCTGACACTTATGGATTGAATTTCCGCGGTGGAGTTAATAATTTTACCAACTCTGCATGTATCCTTATGCCGACAAGTGGAAATGGTAATCAAATCTTATGGGATACTGATCCAGCGGGCGGTAGTAGGATAGGACTTAGTAGTGGTGGTATATTTTTTATAATCGGGTCAGGTGTCAGTCCTAACAGGACAGTATATATTTATGATAATGTAATTATAGGTGGTAATTTAACTGTAAATGGAACGATAAGTAGTAGTGGTGGTAGTAGTAGTGGTGGTGGTGGAACCCTTACTCCTACGTTCCAACATGTAGACATTAAAACCACATACTCAGATACCTATGGGTTGAATTTCCGGGGTGGTTATAATAATTTTACCGGTTCTGCATGTGTCCTTATGCCGACAAGTGGGGCAGGTAATAAGATCTCATGGGGAAATCCAGATTCTGATAGCACGATAGGACTTAATAACAGTGGACAGTTTTTTATATTCGGATCAGGAACAAGTCCTAATAGGTTAGTGTTAATCTATGATGACCTTAGTGTAGCAGGGAATATCAGTGCCGGCGGGCAGATGACGGTAGGATCTAATGTAACCATAAGTGGTAATCTTACTGTGAATGGAACAATATCCGGGAATGTTTCCTTATCTTCTACTCCGACATTCCGACATATAGATATTCAGACTACATCTTCAGATACTTACGGGTTGAACTTCCGTAACGGTTATAACAATTTCACCGGTTCCGCTTGTATTCTTATGCCGACAAGCGGGAATGGCAATAAGATCTCGTGGGGAAATCCAGATTATGATAGCACGATAGGACTCGGCTCTAATGGGAACTTCTTTATATTCGGATCAGGTAGCACTACTAGGACGGTATTGCTTTATGATAATCTTAGTGTGGCAGGAACTGTTTATCAGGGATCCGATCTGTCTACGAAAGAGAATATCGAGCTATTTTCTGATTCCGCACTCAACTTAATGAAGAGCATAGATGTCTATAAATATCTGTTCAAGGTAGACCAGAGGGAGCATGTCGGGTTTATAGCTAACTATGTGAAAGATGTGTTCCCGATGGGTGTAACGGTAAACGAGGAAGATGGTAAATGCTCGATAAACATTTTGGATATGTTGGCATTGTTGTTTAAAGCAGTAAAGGAGCTTGCGGAACATGTGGCGAATAATTAAGGAAATATTTGACATTGGGCATGAGATTGGTAACAATAAGAATTGGTATTATAGCAAGACCGTATGGTTCAACATAGCTGCTCTTATTGCTGCGATTGTGGACTACAAGGCAGGAGGTGTAACATCACAGCAAGACATACAGGCAATAGGGCTTGGGTTGTTTGCTATGGTCAATCTGGCATTGAGATTAACAACCAAGAGACCGATAGGAGGAAAGCAGAATGAATAACATTAAGCAGTTGATTTTATCTAAGCTAAGTTGGCTAGAGAGGTTCATCCTCTCGTTGTTCGAGCGGGGTATTGTGGAGTATCTAGAAAAGCTTCTTCCTGTGGCGGTAGATATTGTTACAAAGCTCATGCAGAATAATACTCTTACCTCTGAGCAAAAGAGAACAGAAGCTGTTAAGCAGCTCGGGGATGCTGCTAAGAATATCGGGATAGATGTTGGGCTTTCTGTTTTGAATCTGGCAGTAGAAATGGCATTACAGAAGGTGAAGGCTTATGGTGATAAGGCCAATTGATATCAAAGTTACAGGATTGACGGTATTTGGAGAAGCTAGAGGCGAGCCTCATGAGGGTCAGATTGCTGTGGCGCAGGTTATTCGTAACCGTGCTCTAGCTAATAATACTTATCCTGCTACTGAGTGCCTGCGACCATATCAGTTCTCTTGCTGGAACAAGAATGATCCTAATTACCCTATTCTGCAAGCTGCGTTGAAAGGTGAGAGTGATATTCCTTCCATCTTTTACAGGATAGCGGATAATGTTCTGAATGGCAGGGTTCTTTTGGATGAAGTGGGGGACGCTAGATACTATTTGACTAGAAATTTGTATTATTCTGACAGGCGTCCTTCCTGGGCAAACAAGTTAAAGGTAGTAGCAGAGATTGGTAACCATGTGTTTCTAACAGAGGAGGGATAAGATGAAGTTCAAAAAGGAAGATTTAGATAAGGTCATGTTGGGATTGAATGGTGAACCAATGGTCTTTGCTGGCGACAATACTGAAATTACTTATCGGAACGCTATCTTAGCATCTCTTGCTAGGGATGACTCCAAAGATATTGAACACAAGATGAAGTGCTGGACGTTGTTAAAGAAGGTTATGAGCGATGACGATGTGATTGAGCTGACCTCGGAAGAGATAAGCTTAATTAAGAAAGAAGCGACATTCTTGCCTACCATTCCTTTTGGTAGGTTAGTCGACTTCTTAGAGGGGGTGTAATGTAGTATGCAAGTTCCATACAATTTCCAGCAAATTGTAGCTAATAACCAGTATCAAGTAGTTAATGGTGTTAAGTGCTTCCCTGTTAATATGTTGGACGACAACTTTAGTTACATCTGCAATGTGGTGTCTAATATGGTGATTGTCGGATCGACGACTCCTGCGATATCGCAAGATGGCCAATTTTGGTTCGATGGGACTACGCTTAAGATATCTCAATCCTCCTCTTGGAAGGATATTAGAGTAGCTAATGCCGCAAATGCGGATGCGGTTGGAGGGATTCTACCTTCTCAATTTCTGCGCTCTGATCAGAATACGGTATGTTCTGGTAATATTACTGCAAATACATTTATCTCTTCCGTAACAACTGGAACATCTCCTCTCGTGGTTTCTTCTACCACTCTAGTTTCTAATCTGAATGCAGATATGGTGGATGGGCAACATGGAGTTTACTACTTAGCAAGAGCAAATCATACTGGGACTCAGACTCCAAATACTATCAGTCCACAAGGGAGTGGTAGCGGGTTAGATGCAGATAAATTGGATGGACTTGATAGCAGTGACCTCATTTTTTACAGCTTTTTTTATGGAGGTTAAAGATGCTTGCAAGATTACAAGTAAACAATACGACAACAAACGTATACACATGCCCAGCAAATAAGACCGCATATGTGTATGTGGATATTGCTAGTGACAATGGATCGTCTGTTAACTTCACTGTGTCGGTAGGGGATGGAACGACGTTCTATAATTACTGGGTCGGGTCAACAAGTTTTTTACCGCTTATGATGACTCTGAATGGTGGAGATGTGATTAGAGTATCTACTACTGGTGTTGTAAATGTGTTTGTGCATGGTAGGGAAGTCTAATTAGGAGGGATGTATGCCAATTAGAAAGAGATCGGGAATATCAACAGGTGGCGCATCGCTATCTGATATGGTCTTGAGTAAGAAAAATGAGCTGCTGAATCTGATCTCTCAGGGTGATGGGAGTAGTCTCGAGTCAGCATTACAGGATCTTGGTTATTATGTGGCTTTCTTGGATATTCTGTATGATACGACAGCTATGAACTCTATCGTCAGTTCTTCCACATCGATGAATGCCATAATAGGTTCTTCTACTGCTCTAAATAATGTTATCAAGTCTCCTGCAGCAATGAGTGCTATAGCCGGGTCTTCTACGGCAATGAATGCTATTATCAATTCCTCTACTGCTCTGAATACTGTTATCGGTTCTTCTACAGCAATGTATGCCATAGCTGGGTCAGCCACAGCGATAGATATTATTATTAAGTCTCAGACAGCGTTAAATGCTATCAAAGGTAACTCGACTGCATGGAATATTTTTATTAACAGTAATGCTTCAACAGTGAAGGAAGTTCCTAAAATGACTTCTAACACTGCTCCAGAAGGTGTGGCGTCTGCAAGTAGTATCAGTAGTTCTAGCTATGATGCATTTTATGCATTTGATAAGGATTATGGAGCTTACTGGATTGCAGGAGGTGCTTCGCCGCAGTGGATTCAGTATAAGTTTGTGAGTCCTGTATTTGTTCATACGGTTATGGTGGTAGGTTTTTATAGTGCAGGGAATGGGTATAATCCTACATCAATAACTATACAGGTATCTAATGATGGAAGTAACTTTACTGATGTTGCGACGTTTAATCAGGAGTTTACAACTGTAATTACTAATCTGTATCTAAATAAAAGTGGATATTATCAATATTGGAGAGTAAAGGTCAATAGTAATGTCACTAGCAGTAACAATCCAGCTATAAGGGAACTCAATTTCAGGGGGTTCAAGCAGCCGACATAATAGGAGGTTACCATGGATAAACTGTTTGTGATTGTCGGATCAGATAATAGAGTCCAGGGGTTCACCAGGTGGGGGGATTATACACAACTTCATCCAGATGTTCGACTTATAGAGATAGATGAGAATAATGAGGTTTGGTTATCTGATAAACCTCAAGACTATGTATATCAGGGAGGAACCTTTGTTAAGGCGTAATTTCTTGTTGACTTTCTGTAAATAATATGCGTTTATAGATATGGGGGAGAGAACTAACTGTATAATTAGAAAGGAGATAAGAGGATGGCCAGAAGGACTAGACGTAGAGCACGACGCAAGGCTCGCAAGTAGCGAGCAATCCTTCTGATGGTTAGTTCTCTCCCCCAGAATAGGAGGATAATATGAATGGAGAGATGGCGCCACAGATAGGGGCAACTGGAAGCCCGATCGGAATGGAAGAATATGCCGATATAGTAGTTGCTATGTGCATTAAGGGATTGGAAGAAGCCCTCGGCATCTATTCTTCCACCTCCGAAAAGGGGCAGGTATGCCTAGATTGTCTTAAGAAGCTAAGCAAGGTAGTGCCGGATGCAGATCAGAAGTTGGCAAAGGCGGCACAGGCTGTGCAGGCTGCTCAACCGCCTGTTGGTAGCATGCCTGCTGGTGGAACTCCACCAACTCCGCCTCCTACTGCTGGGGGTGGAGCATCAATCATGTAGGAGGATAAAGTATGGCTACAAAAGGGAAAGGTTCAGCAAAGATCAATCCTGGGAAATACAGCGGGTATGTGACGGGCGATTACTGGGGATATAATCCTCGGAATAGTGAGCCCAATGATGGACTGTTCAGCAAGTATAGGAAGAATATCAAGATAGATAAACCTGTCGCTCAGAGTAAATAGGAGTGTAACTCATGGAAGAGACGAAGGCTCCAGAACAGCAATTGCAGGAGATACAGGAGTTTATCAGAAGTGCTTATGAGGATCCTGAGCTTCGTCCACATCTTCGCACTCTTTTAGACAAGTTCGGTATAAGCCTACCGGAACCTCCATACGAGAAAGAAGTCAAGCGGGTGAAAGAGCAATACGATCAGGAGATTGGTAATCTAAAGAAGAAGTTGGAGGAGCAGGAGAAAGCTCGGAAGGAAGAGCAGTTCATCAGGGTTCTCGAGAGTTACGGTCTTTCCAAGGATGATTTCCAAGATGTTCTGGATTTTGCTAAGCAGAATGGGATCATTAACTTCGAGACAGCAGTCCGCTTGTATGTAAGCGAAAGACTTCAGAAATCAAGAAACAGCCTTCCCATTCGTGCTAGACAAGATGATGATGTAATAAAAAGATACTCTGGCATTGATGGAAAGGATAGACTTGTAGAGGATGTATTATCGATGTTAGGGAGGTAGTAGAGAGAGATGGCAACGACAGTAAATATTCCGTTTTTGACCGGTGGAGTTTTTCAAGACTCTTCACAGCTCAAACGCTTCTTAGACACAACTAGGAGAAACTTTATTGCTTATGCGGTGGCACAGAATCTTCCTAAGATTTCACCGATGGTGAGACTTATTCTCGAGAGAGCAGACCAGAGACCGTTCCAAGCTGCTTTTATTGTGCAACCAGTCTATCCCGACCTTAGCTCTCCTAGCCCACAGTATCTTGATACCAGTGGTAACTTTACGATCAACGACTTCAATGCGGCCACAATAAATGCTATCTTCGAGCCAGCTGTAATGGGGAATACAATTAGACTGAATGAATTCGAGATCGCTCAAGCGGATTCTCCAAACAAGGTTGTGAACGAGCTGGCAATCAAGGTAAGCGATATCGGACTTCAGACCTTTGCAAAGCTTACGAATGACCTCATCAGATCCAGGACAAGCGATAAGGAATTCTATGGCATCCTCGATGTGATCGGAATCTCCGGCGTATTTGGAGAATTGGACAGAACGACTTATACCTGGTGGGTCGGGACTCAGTACTCTTATGCTACCGATCTCGGCAACGCTTCCAATATCTACCAAGGTATTGAAAGAGGCGTGAATAAATACATGAAAAATATCGGTAGCGTGTTTGGTCTGCCTTCTTGTGGGTTTACTGATTATGCTACATTCCAGAGGATCATCGAATCCTTTACTCCAATTGAACGTTACAATGTAGGACATGTGGCTGATATCACCGAAGTGAGAGAACATACCGTGAAGGGTGTTATTGTTGGTGGTGTTCCGGTATTTCCGGATCCTTACCTTAGTCCATATGATGCTGGTGGTGGTGATTATGTTGGCGATATTATTTATCTCAATCTGAACAATATCCATTTCTCCTTTGCGAGTCCGTTCAGCTTCTATACAACTGAATGGCAACCTGAATATATCAATGCTAAGCTTTCTTGGTTGAGTGTATTTCTAATTGGTGGTCAACTGTGGTCTGAACGTCCAAAGGCGCATTTAGTGATTAAGGGTGTTCCTAGCATGAACCTCTAGTAGAGGAGATTGAGTATGATCGTTAAGAACCAAGACAGGAGGCTCATCCTCTTTGATAGAACGGATGGGAAGATATACGAATTAGACCCGAACGCAGATACGGTAGTCCCAGATGCTCTTTGTATAGAATTTCTGGGCTATGGGGCTACCGACGATTTCACGTATGATGTATGTAGAAAGAGGCTCGAATTCCTGAGGTTTGAGCCTGCTGTGATGAAGGAGCTTAAGGACGATCCGGATGCAGATAAGGTTAATATTGTAACTGTTAACTATTTAAAGAGTTTGCAATTCGAAACAGGAAGGGTAATAGAGAGACGGACTAGGAAGGCATGAGCCTAACAGCGGCTGATTACTTCCGTAGGTTGTTTGATTTCTATCCTGTAGCCTATGATGAATCTCCTTTGCTCTACAGGATTTTAAACAAGGCTAGACAGGATGTGGCGGATAATTTTTGTATCTCTAGAAGTTCCTACTCTTCTAAGGTTAAATATGCTAGATGGTTCGATAGACCCAAATGGACACAATATACTACGTGGTATCTATTGGGAAATGCGCCAATAACGAATATTTCTAGGGTGTGGAGAGTGTTTTATGTTAATCCAGACAGAGATTATGTTAAGCAGTTAAAACAAGTTACTTACGATAATGTTATTAAAGGCACTGAGCCTATCGGTTATGTGTTCAGTCAGATTGATAAGTCGATAAAGATAGTTCCAGCTGATTGGGATCATCAGGATAATGAATATTTTGACATTATCTATACTCCTTTGATAAGCCCTATGAGCAACTTATATGATCAGGAAGATATTATTCCAGATGAGTTGCTCGATTGCGTGGCTCTCAGAATGGCTCAGATGTTAGCAATGAATGATATGCAGTTCACTCTAGCGGAATTCTTTAATAACCAATGGAGGATGGAGCTTTTCAGAAGTGTTCGAGCGAGAGGCTAGGGCATGGCTAGAAGAAGGAAACAGAACGAGGTTGTTCAGAACATTGAACAAGATTTTCACATCCTGGGATTGGCAACCAATGTGGGAGATGCAACGACCAAGCCTGGGATGTGCCAGAAGCTTACAGCCATGCCAGACCTTAAGCTCGGGTGGAAGAAGGTTCCTAAGAGCACCCCCTTCTTCACTTCTTCTTTTGGTGCTATAAATGGATTTAACAACGATGGTAGATATGCTTACCTTTGGTTCGGTAAATCTTGTGAAGTTGTGGATACGGTTGGTAAGACGTCAATCAAGGTAACGGTAGATGAGGATGTCCAGTGGGCAGGTGGATATGATGACCTGCTCTTTTTTGTTACTACAAGAAATAAGGTTTATAGATTCAAGCGAGATGGGACTCTTATTTCGACCTATAACACTGCAAATGGGGACAGGGCATGTGTATATAGAGGGCGTCTCTTTGTATCGAATGGAAAGGTCTTATACTTCTCTTCGGTAGATTTTCAAGATGTAAGCAAAACCAACTTTGCTGCTAATACGACAGTCCCTAAGAACATCAAAGTTGACTATGCATCTGGCGGAACAAATTGGGGAACATTTTATTACAGAGTGTCGGCTGGATCTACAGATGGGGGATGGACAGGGCTCAGCGAAGAGGTAAAAGCTACTATCTATAAACCACCTACAAATCTGTCTATATCAGTATCCTCAGGCGGTAATCTTTCACCTGGGACATACTATTATCGGGTCTCCTCTCTAGATGATGCAGGAAAAGTCTATAGAGCCACAGGGGAAATCGCTGCCACAACAGATAATAATAACAAGACTATAACTCTATCGTGGACTCCAGCAGAAGGCGTAAATAGATATAGGGTGTGGAGAGGAACGGCGAGTGGACAAGAAAATCAATACATAGATGTCACCGGAACCTCACTAGTGGACAACGGAACCCTGACATGGACAAATTCTCCATTTACTGAGAATGGGACTACCGTTATAAGTTGGGATGCCTGCCCTGGTGCTGTGAAATATAGGGTATGGCGGGGATCAACTAGTGGTAGTCAGGTAGCCTATGTAGAAGTCACAACTACAACGTTCTCTGATGACGGACAACAGAATTGGACTAGTGGGGATCCTCCTAAGGATGTTTTTTTGTCTACTGAAGGTGGAGGATACATACTTATTACTCACCCAACCGTTTCGTGGATAAGCTGGCTTTATGTTATCAATGATATGCTCTACATATTCACAGACGGAAACTTGTTTATTCTCTCTGCCAGTATAGCATCCAATATCCCATCTAGCTTCTACCTTTTGGATACAGGCATCTCTATGCCATTCACAAAGTCCACTCTGATGGTAATACGGGACATGATCTTTTTAGTGGATAAGACTGGGATATACAGACTCAGGACAAACACTCTCGAGCGGATAGATAATCTTGTCGCAGATCAGGTTCCATTGCTAGATCATTTCAAAGCAGGGGTATTTTCACTTGAAGACAAGAACTGTTTAGCTATACCATATAGATATGATGATCTTACTCTCTGTTATTGTGTAGAGTATGACATTTGGTTCCAACTTCCCTTTCGAGCGATACGAAGTTTTACAAATCCTAATAGTGAGAATTGTTCCCTGATTGAGTATCCATATCCAAATCAAACAGGGACTGTAGCACTACATGTGATGTTTGACCAGACGACGTATTATCCAATGACAGTTAGATTATGTCCGTTTGATCTTGGTATTAAGAAATACAAATACATACGAGAGATGCTTATAAAGACCAACGTGACATGCCCGGTGAAGGTCGGGTTTGATGACCAATATGTTATAGAAAAGCTTGTCCAATATTATGTCGACCTGGTTGGATATAAGCCCACACTGTTGAAGAAGGGAATCTATCTCTGGTTAGAGATATCTGATGACTCTGATATGTTTATGTATATTCATTTCATTAAAATGAAACTTACCTTACTAGGAGAAATCAATTACTTCTATGGGCAGACTCCAGCATGGTTAGGGTCAAGATAGAGGATGATGAGCTCAGGTTCATTGAGAATGCTACACAAGATCATATTAGCTTTGTCGAGGCTACGAATGCAATTATCCGTTCTTTGAATCTAAATGTCCCGACAATTCTTCCTTTTGAGCTTATACTAAGAGAGATAAGAGATCAGAGAGAGTTTATACAGATCAACCTTCAGTTTCATCAGTTCTTGAATGACACATTACATTCTGTTCTAGCATCTCTTCCTACTCCTGTAATTTTTCTGCCGAAGGTTCTACCTGCTAGTTCCTTTGAGCAGTTAAAGATGGTAGAATACATAATGCATCAGGATGTAGATGCAGTGTTTCAACAGTTATCGGAGGAATACAATGTCAATCAAGCTCGGTGATTATTTGAGAAATATTAGGGTATTTATCGAACCACGGGAATTAGGTATAGATGGTGATAGGTTAGTAGAAGCAGTTAATTCGGCCAGACTATGGGTCGCAAACGATATGGAATTATATGATGGATGTTCCTTTGTGGTGAACGGGTGGGGGATAGATGGTTTTGTGGGAACTCCAAGGAGGGTTTACTTCACATCTTACCAATTTCCAGATGCGAGGGTTAGACTGTTGCCGGAAGCACAAGTAGGAGTGCATAAGGGATTGTTTGACAAGGGAATATATCCGTGTGGATATCGATTAGAAGGTAGCAAGATTATTCTGATCCCGACCGGGATTTACAAGGGTGTCCTAGATGTTGTCTACTTACCGTGGTTTAGGCGATTCGAGAAAGAAAGCGATGAAGAAGAGAAGGATGATTTTATTCCGGAAGTCTATAAAATGTTGGTAGTTTATAGAGCCTGTTCTTTTCTGACTAGCGACGACATCCGCAAGTTCTTCGTGTTGCAGTATGATTGTCTGGCTGAACAATTTAGGAGGTTAAGAGGTGGAAAGGTATCTATATCATTTAGAACAGAACAAGATAATCTTCGAGTTAATTGATGCTATGCTCAAGAGCGGTCTCTACTTCGCCCATAGGGATTTTCTTGTTGTCTACTGCAGAACAGATCTAGAGACCGCAAAAAGAATAGTTGAAACACAGGACTTCTATTTGGACGACTTAAAGCTTGAAGGAGAAGTAGGATTGGTATATCATTTCTGGGGAAATATAAAAGATATAAGAGACGTGCTGTCCCTCCTTAGGTTAGGGAAAGAAATGTTCACTCATCTACTATATTGGGACAGCAAAGCTAGAAAATGGATATTAAGGAGGATAAGAAATGGGAGCGAGAAGACCACATATACCACAGTGGCAGAAGGAATATCAGGAGTTCATGCAGAGAATTTCCTCCTCTAGTCCAGCTCCTAATGTTGCTTCTGATTTGTATACTACAGTGATGAGTGCCCTAATGAAGCAGTACAGTGAGAGGATAAGCCCTGCTTTTCAGAAGGCGTTAACATACGGAGAGAGAACGCAAAGTGTAGGTGCTATTGGAGACTATAGTAACCTCAGGGATTTCTTCCAGTCTTCTTTGCAGAAGAATATACAATCATATCAACAAAAGACAGCTCCCGTTGCGCAAGAGATTGCTTCTACCATTGGCTCTCCAGAAGCCTATCAGACCTTCAAACTTGCGACAGAAGGAGCTAGGAGATTTGGTTCTAATATTGATTTTAGCAACATACAGAAGTCGTGGCAGGAATGGAAGGAGAATATTAACAGATCCATGGCTGAGCTTGGAATACAGGGGTTTGATATAGAAGAACAATTTAGGAGATGGTATGGAGGATAAGATATGGCAGCGGTAGTACCAATAATTACGGCAATAGCTGGATTGACGGCAATAGGAACATCAATCTATAGCCTTGTAAGTGCGCCAAGACCTCCTAGCCCAAGGATCCCAAGAGATATCTTTAACCAGATTCGAGCCAGGCTTCCGTCTATTAGTGGTCTCTCCGAGCAGGCCAGACAGAATATAGCTCAGGCTCTAGAGCAATATCGGGCTGGACAGTTGTTGCCTCAGTATAAAAACATGCTGGACGAAGCTTACAGGCAGAAATACGAGCAGGTTATGTCCAACCTCAGCGCTAGAGGACTGGCTAATTCTTCCGTAGCTCTACAGGCAAAAGCCGAGCTAGACAGATGGTATCAGAACACTTACTATGATCTTTTAAATCAACAGCTGAAAACGGCTCTCAGTCAGCAAGGACTAGCAGAAGCGGATATTGATATCTTAACCAGAGAACTACAGGCATATGGAACCGCTACTCAGGGATATCTTGCTGGGACTCAAGCAACATCCGCAATTACATCCGGAGCTATGCAAGGTCTCTCCAGCGGATTTTCTAGTCTGAGCAAGGCTTGGGAAGATTGGCAAAAAACAGCTTGGGGCGCATAGGAGGGTATCATGTCTTTGGAAGGAATTATTGGAGATGCAGTAGTGGAGGGGGTAGTTCCCAAGGATGATGACCAAAAGACAATAGTGACAGGAGAACCATCCAGGCCTGTTGCACAGAATACCACCGGAACGATAGCAGAGATCGTCAGGAAATCTCTGTCCTTTGCAAATGACAGCCTGCAGAAATTGTTCGGTAAACCTGCTCAACCTCCTGGTGAGACTAGGCAGCAAGAGCAGAAGCAGGAGCAACAGGAGCAGAAGCAAGAGGTAGATGTAGGCGTCAGAGTCCAAGAGCTGATGTCTAAGCTTAATGAGGAGAGAGTAAGGAAAGCGCTCGAGACAATAAAATATGGCGGTTTTCCATACACTATGGGATCCTTTGCGAATGCTTACTCTATGGTTGTTGAATCTGTTGGAGGCAAACTCTCAGATGCGGAGAGAGGTGTCCTAGATGAGTTGGTAAAACTTGTTGGTAAGGATACCCCTATTGTGGATGAAACTGAAAGGTTCTCTCCAAAAGTAGGCAAAGAGAAGAGCGTAGTGGCAAATAAAGTTTCCAGGCCTAGTCCTGAACCTAGACTCTCCACTTCCCCCTTGTCTAGCACACATGAGAAGCTTGCAACCGCTCTCGGGGGAGAAAGTCCTTCTGTTATCGAACAGTCCACAGCTGATGCGATCAATGAGTTATTCAAGGGAAACATAGAGGGATACAGGAAGAAAGCAGAAGAGGCAGATGCAAAGTTGGCGGATCTGATGAGCAAGTATGTGGATATGTCTAACAAAATATACGACAAGCTGTTGGAGGTATATAAGCCGCTCATAAACTATGAGATTAAAGACGAAGGTAAGAAGAATGAGCTCTTCAGGAATCTTGCGGTTGCTATCACAGGTCTTGCTGCAGTTGGTATGGGTGGGACTGCTGTTCTTGGGTTTACTAGCGCTCTGCCAAACGTTATGAGGCAGTGGAAGGAGATGGATGAGGAAGAATATAAGCGACAGTTAGAGCGATTCAAATTCGAGCTAGAGAAAGTAAAACTGCATGGAGATATCCTTCTGGAGAAACTAAGAAATGACCGGGATATGATACTGAAAGACATGGTGCTCTCTCAACAGGAGAAGTTAATGAATCTGAAGATGCTGGAGCAAAACAAGCTGGAATGGCTTAAGTTCAACACGAGAATGCTGCATGATGCCATGATGGCAGCCGGAAGGGTCATAAGAAGCAGTGGGGATGTTTGGGAAAGACATGTTGATGCGAAAGCTAGAGCTGCAGAAGAGATAGATCAGTTATACAGGCAGGCGGATGAAGTAGAAAAGACCGACAGCAAAAAGGCGGAAGAACTTAGAAGGCAAGCCGCTCTGCTCGGTGCTGTGTATGGTATCAAGGTTCCCAGTGTGCCTAAGAAAGAGAAGGAAAAGAGGGTGAATGTAGAATATTACAAGTCTTTCCTAGAACTGAAGAGGCAGCTGGAGGAGCAGATCAACAAAGGAAACTATGAGGAAGCTAGAAAGATCATGGATCAATTACAAGAAGTAGCCACTAAGGCTGTGGAGAACACAAATGATAAGACTCTCTGGGGTGCCATTAATAAGATGCTAGAGGATCCGAAATATACAGTCATAGAGCAAGGGAAGTAACATGGACGCTTTATTCATAAAGGATCATGTCACAGAGAAATTTACCCCATCCTTTGTAGATACAGTGGAAGCTATTGGGATGGGCGGGGTAGCTGTTGCTGCTACTGCTCTTGCCGCTCCTGCTGGCACTATTATCGGAGGGACTATTGGTGGATTAGCATTGCCTGTCCTAGTCGGTGGTTACTCAATGAAGGCTGTGCTTCCGGAAATCAAGAAGAAAAGCGAACCAGTAGGAAAGCTCACCGAGATGGGGTTAGAACTCGCCGGTGGACTTAAGCCGGGTGTCATGGCAGAAAAGGGCGTCCAGAGTGCTGCTTCTGCTTTTAGACTATCTCTCAAGCGTGCTCTCGCTGGTGGTATTGCTAGTGGCACTGCTACAGGAGTCATGCGAGAGATTGGAGGTGAAAGCACAGGCTTACCAAAAGAGATTGCTGGCGGTGGCCTCAGTGCTGTCGCTGTTACACTTCCTGTCCACGGACTGCGAGGATCCTTCCATCTAGCCGGGAACATTCTGAGTAAGACTAAGACGTATAATAGGGTTAAGGAGATTGCAGGTAAGCTGGTTGATAAGGTATTCTTTGATGATGTCCCCAAAGAGGTGAGAAGATTACTTGGTGGGTTCGCCTCATTAGAAGCGGTAGGTGAAGCGGTTCTGAATAACCAGTCAGAGAGGATTGCTAGATTCATTGCATCTAAGGAATTTACAGATCACTATGTGAGATATCTGAAGAAGTTCTTTAAGGACGAAGAGATAGAGTTCATACTTAACTATGAATCTAAGTTCCACCCTCACAGAAGGACATCCGTGGCTGCTGCCTTAGAGCTTATGCCCAGGGATCTCCTGGAGAAGTTTCACGACGAAGTATATAAACCCCTAGGAAGATATGGTGATGAGGCTTATGATGCCTTTCGTAAGAACTGGTATGCCATAGCCACTAGGGATCTTATAAGCGAGTTCAGAAAGGTATATACTCGATACAAGGACGAATATTTAAATGCTCTGAAAGATTATAACAACATTGTATCTCCACACAAGAATGTCATCACAAGACTGCGTGGTGTTAAGGCTATTCTGGAGTTGCCAGAAGACATTAAGAAAGTAAGTGATCTTTACAGATTAGGAGGAGATGTAGACCCGAGGGTACTCGAAGAGATAAACGAGCTATATCTTAGAGCGCTTGCAGCTACCGGTAGAGCATCCGATGCTAAGTATGTTGTGAGAAATCTCTTGGCCAATAGAGAGCTAGATTCGTATTCTGTCTTTGTTTTATCCCAGAACTTGGAGCGACAGAAGTTCTTCTTAGCGGCAGTCAAAAGCGCAATGAAATATATCGGCAGGAAGACCAGATCAGACGATGAAGTGAGAGAGATACTGAGGACGGAATTTGCCAAAATATTTGCTCCAACAACAAAAGCAAAAGATGTTGCAAAGGAGGCAGAGAAGGCATTTAGAAGAGAAGTAGGAATCCCATTTGAATCAGATATCGTCGTGTCCTTCTTCAAGATGGGCAATAAGGCGTTGAAAAATAAACTCATTTCTAGCAGGGAATTAAAAGCATTAGAAGAAGCATTCAATTTCAAGAGGACTACTATTAGGAAAGGATTCAGGCGTTCTCTTGCTTTCATAGATAAGCTGAAAGGGGTCGGTATAGAACCAGCAACAACAATACGAGAGACGGAAAACAACATTGCCAAGGGTCTATTAAAGTATATAAGGAAAGAACCGTCGTTAGATCATCCTCTCTTTGTCCAGTTTCTTACTTATATGCCAAGAGAGAGCTTCTACCCGCTCAGATTCAGAACCGAGGATGTTATCGATATCTCTCAGGCTATCAATCAATATGTAGGAGCTAATGCTGCTTCCTGGCGGAATGCTCTCAAGAGAAGGAAGGTTGCGACTTTGACAGAGCATATCAAGCATGCATTGAGAAGCAACACACCTGAAGCGTTGTATCCAGAATTTAAACAAAGCTCTGATCTAGTTAAAGCATGGGTGATAGGAAGACAACTTCCTCAAGCAATAGAGGAATACAGGAAGTTTGTGAATAGGGCAATTGAGAAAGGGATATGGGGTGTCTATACAGAACTGAAGATTCAGAAACTTGGTCTTCTGAAAACAGAACGATGGAATTGGGAGAAGATTCCACCCATCTGGGGTGTAACTACGCAGACACTTTATATGCACCGAGGCCTCAAGCATATGCTCGACAACCTTATGTCCTATGCAAGACTGAGACCTGATATTCCCTGGGCGAGACAAGGAAGCAATGCTCTTACGTGGGTAAACAGCATGATCAAGCATATGGTGCTTAAGTTCTCTCTGTTCCATGCTGTTACTTTAACCAAATCTGCGACATCAGCAAACGTTCCTTTGGGAGTCACAACCACAGCTCTAAGGAATGCTCTCTGGAGCGTCTTCCAAGGTAAGAGTGTCTATGATGTTGCTAGCGCATTCGATGAGGTCATAGATTTCCTGATGCTTGCCAGAAGAGAAGATTTAGCGCCGTTTCTTAGTGTCGGCATGTCCCAGATGGACAAAGAACTTAGAAGCAAATTTCTACAGAGCCTTTACGATAAGCTTACCTCTAGTCCTTATATTGCTAAATATTCAGACAAGGTCTGGAAGGTGTTCAACCTAGATGAGCATCTTACCTGGGACTTGTTATATCGAGACTACAAGATCCTTATCGCAAAGCACTACGTAGATATGTTCAAAAGAGGTGAGCTCTCGCTAGAGGAGGCCGTTAGGAATATAGAGGAGATCAATAACATTTTCGGTGGGGCTAAGGATTGGTTCTTTATTTCCCCGAAGAAGCAGATGTGGTTGAGGCTCCTGATGTTCGCTCCCGATTGGTATCTCTCCCTCTGGCGCAACTTCTCCAGGTGGGCTGCTAAGGATGCAACATCCTTGGTTGTGGATTTTTATCCTGCTATGCTCAGGTTGCATCTGTATATAGCAAACATTATTCACTCAGCAGTCAGCGGACAAAGTATATTCGAGAGAGTCTCAAACGATCCGATAGAGGCGCTGAAGAGCTGGAGAGATCTGTTCAGGATAACTATTCCCCTTGTTGACAAAACAGGGAGAAGGAAGCTCTTGACCTTAGATATTGCTAATGTGGAGCTTGAGCCACTTGAAATGTTTTTTGGAAGCGCCTTTCTGCTGGAGAATCTAGGCAAGGTAATTACCAGGAAAGACATGACAGTGTTGGAAAAGCTCATGTTCCTGTTCGGTGGGATGAGTAAAGAGTTCGGGAGATATTTGACAACGAAGATGTCCTCTCTAGCCAGGTTAGCGGGAGAGCTTACTTCTAACAGGGATCTTCCAATTTCGGAGAGGCTCATAGCTGGGATAAAGTCTATTGTCCCTATCGGGTTGATAGGCGCTGTTGGGTTGAGATATAGGAACTACGCTACCTTGCCAGAACATAGATGGTTTATGGACTTCGCACAGTTCATGGAAGCGCTATCGTTCAAGGCCAAGATCATGGATGATTTCGAGAATTATGTTGTTCAGAATATGCACAATGAGTTTGTGCAGAAGGATATAGATAGGTTCTTCGACGAATATGCAAGGTTGGCAACAGAACTCAAAAGGATGGATCTCATCCCGGCTAAGAGTAGAAGCAATTTTTATGAGAGCGTCGGTGCTGGGATTGTCAGGAAGCTGATGAAGGAACTTTACATTATCGATCAGGTGGACGCAGCGATTAAGTATAGAGATAGAGCGGCACTAGAAGAAGTCAGAAGAACTGCCCTTCCTAGGATAATCCAATCAATAAGACAGTCTAAACTAGACCCCAGAATAAAGGCAGCTGCTATGCGGGAAGCCAGCAAGGTGCTTAACATAGTTATAAGAGAGAGAATGAGGCAAGGTAGAGTAAGAGCATACAAGGAGGATTAGCATGCCAAAGAAGTTAGACGATTGTGTAAAGAAAGTCCAGAGAAAAGGATACACAAAAGACCAAGCCTATGCTATTTGTTCCAAGTCAACAGGTTATGTCAAAAAGAAAGGCGGTGGTTGGAAGAAGAAAAAGAAAAGCAAAAAGTAGGAGGTATGTATGTGGAACGAGCTTATTGAGAAGCTTAAAAACGTGTCTGCTAAACTTATGGACGAAGTGGAAAGTCGGGTTGACAGCGGTGAGACTAACCAGGAGACTCTTGCCCTGTTGAAGGAAGTTAGACAGACCATCGCCCTGGCATACAAGATGCAGCTCATTTCCAAGGGAGAGGTAGAAGACTTTCAGGAAGAGGAAACAGAGGATGAATTTGAGGATCTCAAGAAGGATATATCCATAACTGAGATTCCAGAAGAGAATGAAACGGATGTCATCGAAGAAGAGGATAAGGAAGAAGAGGAAGACGATCTTGAAAAGATATTAAGAGACTTCTAGGAGGAAGACAATGGAAGTGCTTAAGCTCGTGCTCGGCATACTGGTTAACATGCGTTATTTTGCTTACTTCATCTCGACGGCTCTTGGCTTCGTGCTGTTCATATTATCGCTCGAGAAGATCCAATGCCTACCTTATGTTTTAGCCTTTTTGTTTATATCATACATACCTCTGTTGTTTGGGAGGAAGGAATATGGAGTTAGACGAGAGAACCCTAGTTCTGGAGGTCAAGATGCAGAACTTGGAGAAGACACTTTCTGAGCTAAATGAGAAAGTATGTGCGATATCAACTCAATTAACTGAACTTCGTATTCTTATAGAAAGGTCAGAGAAGAAGCTAGCTGTTGCTATTCTTGGCTTTATTGCTGCGTTGATTATACAGTTTATTGTGAGGAAATTATGAATCTCGATAAGAGGCTTCTCTTTGAGTATCTACAACAGATCAGAACTGAATTACAAGGGGATAAACGGCTTATGCTGGAAATCTCTAAGTATCTCAGAGAGAAGGGATTTATTGTGCCAGAAGATAACTTCGATAAGCAATTCTGGAAGGCTATGGCCAGGTTTGTGGATAAGCATGGTTACTTAGCTAGGGACTACATTCTGCTCTTTGTGGAGGCATATAGAAGGGGTGTCCGGTATGGCAAAGCTAGATCCTGTATTTGCTAACTTTCTTAAATATTCTAGACATATTGTAATCATCTCAAAGGACAAAGGGTTCCTGCATCTCTCCAAGGGCAACTGGTATGGTAGCCAGAAGTATCTAATCTACAAGATGTGGGAAGCTGTGAAAGAGAACGACGAGTGCAGGACGTTCGTGATTCTAAAAGGTCGGCAGATGGGCATTACAACGATCCTCCTTGGCCTGGATCTCTTTTATGCCTACACCGTCCGAGGCGCTCGACTGGCGATAATGATGAACGACTACATAAATGCAAACCTAGCTAGGAAGGCAATCATAAGTGACTATCACATGAACATTCCACCCAGGCAAAGAAAGGCGGACTTGGTGACCAACACGAGGGATTTTACCAGATTCGACAATTTCTCGGAGATTCATTACCTGTATACTTCGGATAGATCGAACAAAAAGGGAACCGTAGGTCGATCTCGAGGCTTCAATTACATACACGCTTCCGAGGTTGCCTACTTCAAGAATATGGAAGACCTCTTCGCTGTAAGAGCGTCTCTTTCTAACTCGCATCCGTATAGAATGTTTATTTACGAATCTACGGCGAATGGCTACAACGACTTCTATGACATGTGGGAAACGGCTAAGAAGTCTCCTGTCCAGAAGGCGATCTTCCTAGGATGGTGGTTGAAAGAAGATTACAGGGTTGACCCCAACAAAGAACCGACAGCTTATAAGTTCTATTCATACTCTCCTAGTTCGGAAGAAGCGGCCTGGATAAGACAAGTTAAAAAGCTCTATGGCGTGGAAATATCGATGGCTCAGCTCGCTTGGTGGAGAAAACAGTTGGCGGAACAATATATGAACGATGAAAACTTCTGCTTGCAGGAATTTCCATTCACGGAATACCAGGCCTTCCAGTTGTCCGGTATGCGCTTCTTCAACACAAACATCATCAACACTCAGCTGGACTACGTGAAAGAAGCCAAGCCGGAAAGATATCGGCTTTATTACAGCAGAAACTTTATCATTGAGAAAGACTCTTCCGCAACCAATCTTACCATCTTTGAGAAACCAGAACAAGGTGGGACATATGTTGTTGGCGTAGATCCAACCATGGGAGCCAATATGGATTCCGACAATGCAGTTATACAAGTGTTTAAGTGTTACAAGGATAGAATCGAGCAAGTGGCAGAATTTGCAGATAATCAGGTAGATCCCCAAGCATTGGCTAGATATGTTCTTCTCCTGGCATCGATCTACAACAGCGCAATGGTAATCCTAGAGGTTACTGGTGTGGGTCATTCTACCCTAGCAGAGATAGACAAGCTCAAGAGGGAAGGTTGGGTTCCAGAGGTTAAGAATCTTCCGGAAGAGCTAAGAGAGGTGTTTAATACCAATATCAGGAAGTCAAGAGAATATCTCTACAGTAGACAGGACGCCCTTAGGAAAAGTTTCGTGAGACACTGGAAGACTACGGCTGAAACAAAGGTGTCTTTGCTTGGCGCATTCCGTGGTGCTCTTACGGAGGGGAAAATTATCCTCAGGTCTAAGGAACTGGTCGAGGAAATGACCAGGGTTGTGAAAGATGGGTCGGTTATAGAGGCTCAGAGTGGATGGCATGATGACAGGGTAATTGCCGCCGCTCTATGCTGGGAGTGCTATGACAAATTCCTAAGAAGGATATCGCCAGATCGATACGAAGAGGAAGAGGAGACTAAGCTTAACAAGAAGGCAACGAACATTATCAAGATAGGTGATCTGACACTCAAACTGACAGCATAGTTATGAGCCATGCGAGAACATTACTTGCTATAGAAAGAATCAAGAACAACCAAAACAAGCTGGACGATCTAGACTATTACAGAAGCCCGGAATTTAGAAGCAAGATCTTTTCTAGAATCAGAGCAGGTAGTTCAGAATATACCATCTTGCATCTCTTGTATGCTCTATCAGTCTTTATGAGCTATGACTACCAGAAGGTATTGCTCCTAGTCTATGCCACCATGCGAGACAAGCTAGAGGAAAGACTAGGACAGATCTGGGGAGACAAGTGGTTAGATGTTGTTCTTGTATTGTTAGATCTAGTCAGAGAGAATGTGAGATTCGAGAAAGCGATATTTAACTATCCAGACGAGAAGAAGATTCCACAGCCAAAGATCATTATCGACCCCAGCTATGCGGAAGACTTATATCCAATTATTGCCAAGCGGTTTGGTATTTTCAAGTGCTCTGAGCTTCCAGAAGACTAGACAAAATAAATACCCCCTCGTGTGAGGGGGTATCCGCCGAACCCGAGACCTCGCCGCAGAACGCCTACCCCAGTTACTATGGTCGCCCTAACCTCGAACCGAGGGATCGAGCGATCGTTTTCCGATTATCACATCTTCTTCTCTTAGTCAACAGTTTTCTGAGAAATGAATAACCCCCTCGCTCGAGGGGGTGCAACTGGGTAATGCCTCAGAATGACAGGTAGTAGCGCCAGGGAAGCCACCTTAACTTCTAACGAGGAATCAGGTGGTCGTTTCCTGTTTGCCACATTTTTCCTCTTTGGTCAATAATTCTGACCATCCCATAGGATCAATCTCTGGTTTTTCTGTATGAATCTGTATCCAATGCCAGACAGCGCCTACCAGTGGAGTGATGTCCACATAGATTCCATCCTTTAATTTTTTCTCGATCAACTCGTTCATTTTCAAAGCCCTCTATTTTGCCCCAGGACGACGACTTTTAGACTACCACGTATGTTTCATCGTCCTTTCTGAATTTCGATTCTAAGGCCATTTTTAAGCCCGTAGAGAAAAGCCTATCGTAAGTTGCTGATCTCATTGACGATTTACTCAACAACATACAGTTCATCTCTTGCTCTTGTCACTGTTGTATAGATGACCTTGTTTCTTTCTCTCTCGTCCACCTCCCTTCTATCCGAGAAATCTAGATACATGATAACCACATCTGCCTCTGATCCCTTCGCCTTGTGTGTGTTCATGATACTTATCTTGGGATCATACCAAGCTGGATTTTTAATCAATTCCAAAACCAGCTCGCTCTCTTCTCTATCCAGTTTAATGACCTTGCACAATCCATATATTCCCATTCTCTTGAGGCCGCTTACCAGGATTTCCGCTTCCGGGAAGTCTAACACGTTTTTATCTTCGAGAATCTTTGCCACCTCCAGCAGACGAGTCTTATTCTTTGCATACTTAGCTGGAATGTATTCCAGCACTCTTAAGTCCCGCATTCTAAGCCATCCATGCTCTAGCCCAGTCCAGAATCTGACTAAGGCATTGATTTTCGCACTAAAGGGCAGATCGTCAAACAACTTGTGCGGGATTCCTTCACTACATAGCATATTGCTTATCCTCTCTGCTGTCCTGATCTTGTAAGTCAGAAGGAGAGTATCTTTCTCTGTGTCTATGCCTTCCGAATAGTGGCTAATCTGCTTGACCTTTCCATGCCTGCCGTTTCCAACAATCTTTTCTCCCCAAACCTGATATTGGCTTGCATATTTCGCCACTTCGTCGCAACATCTATAGCTAAAGGTAAGTTGCTTTATAGGTTCGTATGATGTGAGATACTTATCGCTAGTTCCCGCAAAGGTATAGATGTTCTGGTTGGGGTCTCCGACCAAAAGAATGGTATCAGAGCAGAACTTTCTAACCAGCCGCCAGACCAACGGGCAGATATCATTTGCCTCGTCTATCACCACGTAGGGAACCTCAATGCTTAGGTTAAGCCCGAGCATGAGCGTTTCTGTGTAATCAAATTTCCCCAGGCTATACATGTATTCCCGAAACTCCCTAAACAATTGTTTGAATTCCTGAGGTGACATGCCGTATTGGACATAATCTCCGCTCTCTTCCCAATATGCTTCGGGCTGTTTGAGCAGTAGCCTGCAGTTGTTGAAGTGATCATAGAAGTGCCCTGTTTCCTGATAGAAGCCGCCACGCATGTATCTGAGCCGAATTCTAGGGAATCCCTTCGCTTCAAACCACTCAGAGATCCGATCAAACTGCAAGGGAGCGTAAGCATAACCAGCTCTTCTGTAGTGCTGTGCAATGTAGCTATGGAATGTGGACACCTGCAGGGTGTGCTCTTGTTGCTGTAGCTTCTCATTCAACATCTTTGTTGCCATACGAGAGAACGTCAGAAGCAGTGTATTGCCTGCTGTGAACTTATCCTTGAGCTGAACTAGGATATTCGCCAGCCATGTTGTCTTCCCGCTACCTGCTAATCCCCATACCGTTATGACTTTCGGCTCTTTTCTCATGGTTAACTCCCCTCTTCAAACACCAGATAACCATCGTCAGATATTTTTACATAATACCTATCGTAACCGAAGTCTGTATCGCCGAAGAGAATCATGTCTCCGGAGATTTTAGGCTCATACGGTTCAAACACAGTAGCCATTCTTCTTGCAATATCCTCGCTCTCAAATTGCAGCCCCACGGAGGCTCTTCTCTCTATTTTCCCGAGCACATCAAATACTACTTCCTGAGGCGTCATTCTCATCTTAGCCTTGCCGTTACCTGTTATGAATACAACTCCCAGCGGTCTAACCTCGTCCAGCATCTTTTCCGGAATCTCAGTAAGAACATCTTCTGCAGAGTTGTTGAGGAACTCTTTTAATACTTCTCTGCTCTCAACCTTCTCTTCTTGTCTGATTTCTTCTTCTGTCAGTGCAAATACGAAGCAATCCATACTTCCGTAGCTGTAAGAATCCGTGATCTCTGCCAAGATTCTAGAGAAGGTCTGGTAATCCCCTGGATATGCAAACTCATTTAGCTTTATGTATTTCAGCAGTTCCAGCTTGGGAATGTAGGCCTTACCATCTTCGATATACTTGTGGACTGTGTGGAATATCCCACTGGTTGCCTGTTCCTTTACTGACATCTGCAGATGCTTCATAGATGGCACCTTGTTTGCGCTTGATACAATACGTCTGATAGTTTTAAGAACCTCCTCGTAAGTTCTCTTTGCTAGATCATTGGAGTCGATTCCGAACTTGTGTAGGAGATATCTAGCAAAGACAAGCCACACTGCCTGAATCTTTGTTTTCTTAGACCTAGCATAGTCAGACATCGTGAGATATTCTACACCGGAATAACCATCCAGCTTCGTAAATCCCTTCGACGACAGAAAAACATCCATGGGCACTTCTCTTACAAGCCCTCTCTCTTTTAGAATTAGCGTCATTCCGTTTTCAGTGAGTCTATATGTGATTGAATCGACTCTAAAATTATCAGCAAGTCTGATCAATAATTGAACTTCCTCTGGAGACAATATAATGCCAGGGCAGTATTCCTCGTAGAATTTGAAAGCCTCGTTCTCTCTGGAAAATTCGACTAGAGAAAGCTGTTCCGGCGATAGATTGTAGGTTCCTGTCTTGCCTGCCTCTTCGATAAGTCTAGTAAGTATGGCCTTTGCTGTAGCACCAGAGTAGAGATGCAATGCTGCATCTGTGGCAAAAGCAAGCTTCTTCCCACCTAGAGCGAGAATCTCTCCTGTTGGAAACTTCCGCAGTGCTGTTATTCCCCGGATGTTTTGCGCCAGCATGATTTCCTCAGAGTTGCGGTCGATAAATTCCCATTCACCGCCAGAGAGCGGCTGAAAACCGAACTGGTAGAGTTTGTATGCGCTAGGATTCTTGGCAAAGACAGGAGTAGAATAATCAAACGCTTCTACTCTCGAAACATCTATAACCTCGTTTATTACAATACCGCTTCTTTCGTGCGCAAAGTGAAACCCTAGCGTGTAGAAGATATACATGAATTCCTCATCTCCGACCTTCAACCGCCCAATAGGATATGCAATGAAGTTATCTCTGACAGCAGACACACGTTTCTCTTTTGTGATGTATCCGAACCAGACGCCATCCAAGACCAGCTTAGTAAAGCCAAGGGCAAGCTTCCTTCCCCCTTCAGCCATTGTTGAAAACGTTACTCTTTCCCCGTAGGGAAGAACTACAGTCTTCGGGATCCCTTCAGTCTCAAATAGTTTCTGTTTAAAGTCTACCCTTACTTCCATATCGATCCTCCCTCACTATAAACTCACCGTCCCTCGAGATGGGATAATATTTATTGCAACCGAAGCAGTATGCCCCACGCCCATCCTCGAATACCAGCATGGACGGATTTTTGTCATCATGGAATGGACACCTGATCATATATCCTTTTCTTACTCTTTGTGCTCTGTATCCATACTTCGTCAGAATCTTATCAAGTGCTCCTTCTGCTGGGAAGTCAGAATATGAGATGCTTCTGTTTGTATTTCTCTTTGCCAAAGGGATGTTCTGTCTCGGAGTCTTTCTGAACTTCAGAAGCCTAGATTCTGATTCTCCATTCCTTGTTCCAAGCAGTCTGACAGCCTTAAGCGATGTGATACCACGATCTACATAAGCCAGATCGTTCCAGCCAAGCAGGACTGATAGCGGGTCATATTCCCACGGCTTTGGGACAATAGATATGACCCCTAACCAATTTCTCTTACCTTCGTGCTCGCTTGTATAGCCAAGCAGGTTGAGCTTAAATCCCATTCTGCCTAAGTATTCCACCAGAGAGTTGAGAACGCTTTTTTCAAACAACTCGAACTCCGGGAAGTCTTCTTGTGACCATGTCTTTCTCAGGTCTAGATCGATAGCTATAAAGTGCAGTCGGTAAGGCGAGGTCATAGACATGTTAGATCTCTCATTGAATAGCTCTAGGTTGCTTACCTTCCTTGTCGAGAGATGAATCCCATAAGCGTAGTTCTGGTGCTGAGACACGAAGTCGAGAATTTGCTCTTTCTTACCAGCAAAGCGACCAGTAAATAACTTATCGCCACTGGGGGCATATTGCAGTAGGATATATTCATCATCCAATAACTTGTCGAATGCAATATCCAGGAATGTCTTGACTTCATTCAGATAGCACCTCATACGTTATCTCCAGCAAGTCTGGAGTCCACGAACGTCCTTTCTTTTTCCAGGACAGGACAGCAACACGCCATCCCGCCCGGAGCAGAATCTCTACCTTCTCTCTGTGCTCTAAGATCTTTTTCTTTCTAGCAGATCTATTGGAGAAGCTCGTAACCTGCAGGGCGAGCGTCCCATGCTCTGGAGATACAGCCAGAAAATCTATGAACCCGAACAGGTCGTTATGTCTGTATGCAAACGAGTTCCAGTTTTCTGTCTTCTCTACTAGAGGATAGCCCAGGCTTCTTAAATAGTCTTTTGTTTTCGCATATAGAGAATTCTTTACCCGCAAAGAGTTCCTCCGGTCTCATTCCGAATATTTCCACCAGCTTCTGCGCCACCCGGTGGTCTATCTTCTTTGTCCACCCATGCTCAATATTTAGATAGGCTTCGTGCGAGATACCGAGCATCCTAGCCATATCCCTGCAGGAGAGCCTGTTGCCTACTCTCGCCGCAAATAGGTTATATCTGGCAGGTCGTCTCCTCCTTGTTCCCAACTCTCCCATCTTATGTCCCCTTCACTACGAAGACAGTCATCCGATCTCCAATAAGACCATTCTTCTTTAGAAGGCTGACAAGATCTCTATGATCCATATTTATGTTTCTGGCGAGATCTGATAGACTATCCTGTGTCACAAACCTTCCCTCAAGCAGTTTCCCCTTTAATAGCTCTCTAACTCTCTCCACAGTTTGTTTCTCCCAGTCACCACACAAAACTTCTGCTGAGTTGACGAGAGTGCACGTCTCTTTATCATATATTGTCCTGGTTCCGGTGACAAGCCCATGTCTGCGAAGTATCATAATTAGGCGATAGTAACTAATGCTATACTTCTTACAAAGAGGAAGAAGATGCTGTTTGCGTATCCATATGCGGGTCTCCCACACTATCTTAGGTGCGTGCTCTATAATCTGTTTAGCCTCCTCCACAAGTTCATTTTCCGGGACGTTGCTTTCACCGTCTAGAGCGTAACAAGCCACGGTAGTCTTAGTCTCCGGATCACGCACAGAGACCACATAGTTGCTTATAGCACCTAATCTCTTTAGCTCTTTTCTTGCATGATTAATCGGATAGTCATACTCGAAGCAGAATGCAGATAAGTTGCTTGAGGCGAATAACCTACGTCCGTGTTTCTCAAATACAGTCTCCGGGTGTTTATCGAGAAACTCCTCAAAATCTCTTCTTATTTTATCTCCGTCCATAATGACCCTCCTATCTCCCTTGCTAGTTCTAGGTTAAGCCATTGGCCATAGTGCATAATCACCAGGTTTTCATATTCCTGCCTAGCCAGAAAGCGCCTCGCTCTCTCTAGCGACATGTGCGAGTTAGATATACGCTCCGCTAGGCTGAGAGGAAGTTCGTGATTTAGAGCGCTGTTCCAGAGCGTGTATTCGTCATAATCAATACCAAGCAGGAGCCATCTGAGTTTCGGGAATCGATAGGGGATGTCGTATGTGTCGACAGCATAGAGAGCATATTCTGAACCCTTCCGAAGAAGGAAGCCGTAGCAATCAATATCGTGCATCAGAAGCACAGCTTTGACTAAAACATCCCCCACCTTCATCACGCTCTTATGCCCGAAGTCTTTGCCTGGATACAGCACCCTGCAACCACGGAATTCAAACTCCTTCGCCTTCCTGACATGATCCCCGTGCATATGCGACACCAAGCAGGTTCGTCCGAATAGGCTAACCCGGGGGAGAGCCCCCGCATCCAGGAGCACTCCCCAGATCTCACACGAGGATCCCTTATCTGAGCTGGAACTATAGATCCTAATCTCGTTTAGACTCATAGACACGATCCGATCTGGATCTACTGGCTAATTGTCGCTCTGCTTCTACCTCTTGCATGACATCTGCGAGATGGAGGATAGATTGCCACTCGCTAGCAAGCGCTTTACTTACGTAATTAGCCGCCACATAGTCTTTGAGGTTAATGTAGAACCTGATCACCTCTAAGCAAAGATGTTCTAACAGTTCGTCTTCCCTATTCTTCATCGTCTTTCCCATTGTCATCTCTCTCCTTTCTGGGAATCTTTTTCATTGCCGAATCGAAAATCTCATCCCAGCGGTCTTTAAGCTCCTGTGCTAAATAGAGCCCTTCCGCCAGGTAACCTCGTTCAATGCAGATGTGTTTTGCGATGTTGCAGACATGATCCATCACTCTATACTTCAGAATATCCAGTCTCATATCTACCCCTCCATTACCCTCCATTTTGTAAACACATCTCTGAATTTCAGACCGTTACTCTTGAGAATCAACGCCAGCTCTCCCGGATACACTACTCTTATGTTTTCGTCATGTTTTCCACCTCCTCTTGATAGAATTATCTGCCTGCTCCCAAACTTACTCTGAAATTGCGGTCTAATATCTAACAGCACCCTGTCTCCAGCAAGGTTGAACAGCTCCTCTATACTGCCTAGATTTTCCACACTTCCTTCCTTAGGAAAGGGCTCCCATTTCTCAAACACATCCTCTAGGCAGAGGGAATGCTCGTCCAACCACTCTTGGAGCCACTTCTCGTCCGTGATCAGACTAGATCTTCCACGAAAGACAGGGATATGCCTTGTGTTAGATCTGTCCTTAACCACCTCCACAACGTCTGCAAGCTCGGGGATGTATTCCTTTTTGGTGAAGAGTACTGTGTCTTGTTCAAACATACTGTTGACTTCCTCCCTACTGTGTGTTATGTTATCTAAAAACATCCCACGACCCTCCTTTTGGTTGGTTTCCCCTCCCAGATGGGAGGGGTTTCTGTTTTATTAGATCTGCTTCTTAGTTACTAGAACAAAGCCGTCGTCACACCTAAACGAGAGAATCAGCTGACTATTCTGTTTGTCGAATTTACCATAGCATTCTGCTCTGTCGTTAGCTCTGAGATGTTCCACAAATACGTCCCAGGTGGTTTCCACCTTAATCACGAACTCATTCATCTCGACAGAGACAATTTCCTCCTCACCGAACATCTTTTCTATTGCCTCGACATAAGCCTTAACTTTCTCGATTCTCATCTTTACCCTCCTTTTCTACCTCAGAGTAATCTACATCTATAAATTCAATTTCCCCTTGCCCCTCTATCTGCTCGGGTTCCTTATCCTGAGCAAGAGCCTGGACAAACTCAACAGAGATAAGCCCATATTTGGACAGCATCCGCTTGAGCAGTGTCTTCTTGGCCATAGCCCAGAAGTCAGTCTGCCATGGAGAGGATGGACTGTCGAACGACTTAGAGAACCTCTTGCCGTGTGCTTCTGCTTCTTCTCTGGTTATGGAGTCCCAACATTCAAAGCCGGAATTGAGCTGGAAGTAACCGATGAGTCCAATGATGTTGTCACTAAGAGGCTCTCCCGCCTTCTCGATCTCGCCAGTTATCTTCTTGATAATCCGCTCTCCCTCATAGACCTCAGTAACAGCAATGCGCTTGTATTGACCAGAGCGGAGAGCAAGCTGGATAAGACCTCGATAGCCGAGCTGGAACTGTGGAATCGTCCGGTTGCCACGCTTGTAGGGAATCAGATAAGCATAACCGAGAGCAGAGACAATTGGGAGTCTGAGGGCGGCCGCCTTCAGAGCTTCACGCAAGACATCCCCAGGATCGCAGTCCCTGAGACCCGTGTTGGAATAGACCTCTACTAGTGAGGCCAGAAAGGATCCCGCTTCCTTGCCTAGTGCATCGACAAACTTTTGTTTAACGCTTGGGGTTGCTAGAAGTTGATTCAATTTTGCAATGTTTCCACTCATGTTAATCCTCCACCGTTATGGTTAGATCTTCGTTATACTCTTTCCAAGTGTAAATAACCTGCCACCTGGATTTAATGTTCTCGATAAATTCTGGACTTAGCCTTTCACCGTCATCTACAAGCTTGAAAAACCTGATGCCTAAGCGCTCTTCTATATCAGCTATGCAATTGAACAAAAGGGCGACCTTCTCGGCATAAGACATGTAGTGATAATCCTTATAGGCATTCCACTTCACAAACAGGAGATCAGCTTCAAACACATATTTGTATTGGTCGATATCCATATAAAGCTTGTCCAGCTGTTTCATCAATTCAATTCTCTCATTTGTTATACGAACCGGTGGAATGCTCTCACAGGCCTCCAGATATTCTGTCATGTCGTTCAGAAACTTGATTTTACTCTTAACTTTACGCAGCTCAGATTCTAGCTTGCTTAGTTGCGGATACAGAATCTCTTTAACCAGAAGAGTAGGATGTCCATCGTGCATCTGCGGATAGATCAGAGCCGGATGTATCGGTGTTTCCGGACGCTCTTCTCCCATTAGAGTAAAGTCGACCACGGCACCAGGAACACGTTTGTGTCCCTTCGCATCTACCCAAGAGAGAGCATGCAGGATCGCTCCAACCACTGTGGTCTTACCTGCTCCGGTCTTGCCAGAGACTCGGACATGCTTTCCCTGTGGTGCGATATTGAGATTGCTAATAGTATAGAATGCTTTAATGTTCACGCTCTTCAATTTATATTCCATCATAGCCGACCCTCCCTCGGCTGGTTACAATATTGTTAATTCTGGGACTACCTTGTAGTCCCCGGCGACTATTCTTTCTCTCACTTCCTCGATAGACTCGCACTCGAGGAACCGAGCGACACACTCCGCAACTGCAGGAGATGCATCCCAATCATTGGCCAGGAACACACCTAACCGTCCCTTAGATGCAGTTACTTTATCGGTTGCAATTAGTGAGTCCTGGTTGTCGGTGCTTACGATAATCACAAACATCTTATCCCCCTTATGGTTATCACTCTATCCAGGTCATCTTTAGGCCTAGGAGAGCAATCCCTGAATTGGGTGGTATGTTTATATATCCGAACCCTAAAGTCGCTCTCCTAGGGTAAATTAGATTAGTCTACGAAGGCGAAGCCGCCGCATCCGATTATATTTCCGTTAGTGTCCCTAACGAGATTGTGTGGAACTATGAGATCCCGCCGATTCTTTCTGAGTAGTTGAGCTACAATAGCAGGCACGATATATAGAATCTCGCATCTCTCATCCTCTGAAGGTAAGTCGCCTTCCAGGAGGAATTCTTTTGCATACAGAGGGATGTTGCCTGCGATACCAATAAATCTCGCTTCCTCTCGCAGTCTAAGAGGTTGCTTCGCCGCAGGGATCTCTAGGATCTCGCCCTGGAGCATAATATCAATTTTGTGCGGCGTGGTATTCACGAGAATTCGGTTCCAGGTTTCGAGAATTCCAAATCTCTCTTTCAAAGCATCAACATCAACTTTCCTCATACTTAGCCCTCCCTTTGGTTTAAGTATGTTACGATACAATATAAATTGTGTTTACATGCTGAATCGGGACAATATCACGTCTGTAGGAAATACGTGCAACAGGATATTGCACAATGTAGAACGTGTTCTTCTGTTCGGGCGGAAGATCTGTTGTGATGTAGGTCTTCCTGAATATTTGACATCCGTCTACACTGCCACAGTAAGAGTAGTCCTCAAACAATCTCAGCGGGTCTCTCGCTTCCGGAACTTCAACAACAACTTTCCCGCTCTCGTCGAGTATCTTGACCGGGTATGGGGTCGTGTTGTAAATCTTGACCCCGCCGACTTCAGCAAAACCGAACCTTTCTTCCATGGCTATCCCTCCAAGCTAGCAAGTGCGTCCTCCTCACTCCCTTCAAGGTCTGTCTTGCGACCGTCCAGGGAAACAATAGACACGCCTTCCGTTGGGGATCCGTATGTCCTTCCCGTTCTTCGCCAACGATATTTAACAGAGGAGCCTTCGGTAAGGACAAGAGCGCCTCTGCTGATGCCTAAACTGCCTTGAGGAGAAGACCATATCTGATATTCAAACACACTGCCGGGAATGAGAATCTCTATTTCCGACTCACCACGATAGCCACATCGAACAAAGACGTTGAATAAGTTTTTGTTGCCAGGTCGGAGAACTAGATCCTTCTTACCTCTTGTGAGTTCGACATTCTCAGCTGGGAGTTCGAGGAAGAAGCCATCCTGAGTCTGAGTGACCAGCTTGGGAGAGACCCAGATTATGAAACTAGGCTTGTCATGTCGACAACTTCCAACTTTCAAAAGGAAGAATGTTTTACCTTCGGCCTCTCTTTTCTCCAACAACCATTTTTCTTTCATGGCTGGCCTCCTTTATGACATAGTGATCTCATCCACCAGTTCGTATTCACCCGACTCAATCTTCTCCCTTACTTCCTTCGAGTCTTTGCAACCAAGGAAATGGATAACACATTTGGCCGTCGTGCGAGAGTGATTCCAGTAACGATATAGCCGCACTCTCTCCGGGTTGTAGGCAACGACCGGTTTCCCGTAGGACACCAGATAATCATGGGTGTCCGTCGAAACTATAATCTGATCGACTTGCGGACGGCCATTCAGCGAAAATTGTTTGACTCTAATCATGGCACCCTCCTTCTGTTTGGTTGTTCCTACTGATTACGCTTCCTATATAGCACAACTCGAAACGAATGTCAAGAGAAAATTTTATGCTCGTCTAAACAATTTGGTGATAGCCATATGCTCTCTACTCTCTTGTGCTTTTCTTTTGCTGTGCCTTCGCCTAAGATCCCAGTCTGTTTTGTTCTGCCAACAGCGTGGCAGGTAGTCTCAAAATCGTGTCTTATCCAACCTTCATCTTCTAGTCTCTTGTAGATTCTGTTGGCGTATCCGCTAAGCATAGCCTTGCCTTTGATATTCAGAAGTATCTCTACAAGATCCTTATGATCTTTGTCAGTGCAATCATGTTTGTATTTGCCCCAACTGCGTGTCTCAGGAACATAAGGTGGGTCTAGATAGAAGAATGTATCCTTGGTGTCGTATGTTCTTATTAGGTCTCTGAAATCCTTGTGTTCTATCTGAACGGTCATAAATCTTTGGTGCATGAGTGGTAACTCCTCAATCACGCTTAGCCAAGCTGAGCAACTTGCCGCCATCCCTTTACAACTAGCTGTAACTTTAAAGCTCCAACTATGTCCGAAATCGCCAGAGAAGGACATTCTTGCAACCACAAACCATCGATATGCTCTTTCCACCTCATCCTCGCAGTTCTGCCATGTGGCTCTGCAGTAGTTGTATTCTTCCCTGCTGTAAGGTGTAAGGCACACCTTCTCATAGAACTTCTGAAACTTGTCCTTATCTCTCAGCACTCGGAAAAAGTTCACAAGCCCAGAGTCTATATCGTTATATACTTCTACCGGGGACGGCTCCTTGGCAAACAGAAGGCTTGCTCCTCCGCCGAACACCTCTACATATGTTCTGTGCGAAGGAATGAACTTTAACAACTTGGCGACCATGTTACCCTTGCCGCCAAACCAAATAATCGGTGAGCGAAGTAAACCGCTCTTCATGTGTGTTTCCTTCTGTGCTTGTTTTTTGCTGAAACCCGCCCGCATCTGTATTTTATGATATTCTTCAGCATCACACAACTTTCACACTGCCGCTGTAACCTTACTCCAAAAAATCCATCCGAAACAGCTCGAGCGGGCGGGTCCTTCCCGCCAGCTGGCTTAGGGCGGGCTTCTGCAATCCCTCAGAGGCAAGCGGACGCACGTATCCCAAGGCCTCTGAGGGCTAATTTTAGGCCTAGGGACGACCCTAGGCCTCACGGCTATGTAGCCGTATTAATAAACCTCAAGATGACGGCCGTCCCATTCAAGGACGTAGCCGTCCACTTCGATACTACCTGGTGGCCATAGTTCCACCAGGTAAACTTCCCCGCTTTCGTTGTAACTTTCTAACCTGATTGCGGCATTCTTTACTATCCTTATATTGTATGCTTCGGTAATCACTAAAGCATTCCGATCCCTATCTGCTTCCGGAAGCAAACAGGGATCTTTCGGGTTGCTTAGAGGAAGCCACATAATCTTACCTCTTGCAACCTTATTCTTCTTAAAATGTTCGGATACTTCGATACTTATGGATCCGAACTTAACCTGGTTACCCTTCCGGATCCAGTAGGCGATCTTGCGACCACCAGCAAATTGATAAAGTTTCATACGACCCTCCTATTGGTTAGTTATCAAAGAACATCCATTACACGCTTACGTTATACCAAAGCTTAAAATGTTTGTCAAGAATTTTTTCAACCAAGAAAGAAAATTTTTGATCGACTAGGAAGGAAGCACTAGGAAGAAAACGTATGAGAACAGCTCTATTTTCGCTTTAAACGCAAGCTTGCTTCGGTTTAGGTATTTCCATATTGGCTAGCAAGAAAGAATTCATCCAGAACAAGAATAAACGCTTCTGGAATGGATATCTAAGGAAGGGAAAAGAAATAAAAATGGAGGCCAAATTGGCCTCCAAAGCTTTGCGTTAGTTTCGGTTATCCTAATCTAATCTTTCCGTTGCTTCCAATGTTTCCAATATTTCATGTATTCCTTAATGAGGCTATAGTTTTCCCAATGCAAATTCGAAAACCAAAAATTGTCTTTCTTGAAGAACTCGCCAATTGTGATAATCGTTTTCGGAGAAAGAATTGCGAATTTGGATGTTTGCTTCACCAATAGATCTAGTTTGTCTTTGTGGTCTAGTTTGGCCAAATATCTTGCTAAGCAGAAAGTATCGGAATTCTTCGGCGAAACATTGGCAAGCTTAGCATAGGCTTGATAATTCTTGATTACACCATTATGAAAAAGAACAAGGTTAGCCTCATAACTAGTTTGAAGCTTATCCGGAATATCAATACGAAAAGGATGAGTATATTGTGGTGACACGCCCCCATGTGTTGCAAGCCGAAAATGAACAATATGGACTGTTTCCGGAATTTGATCATAGAATTCCAAAAAAGGATCAAGCTTCATAAATCCTTTTCTGACAACAACTTTCCCGTTATGGATATAAGCAATCCCGCAACCATCATCATTAGCCAAGAACATATCTTCAATCCATTCCTTCGGAAGCTTCCTTCCGGATTGAGAAATTGCTATTACGCACATGTGTTTAGCCTCCTATATTCGGTTTCTACCAAATACCTCTTGCCATCATGTAATCGATCAACGGCTTGTTCTTCTCAATATCCTTTAGAATAAACAGCAAGAAGTTTTCCCATTTTTCTTGTTGTAGAGCTTCCAATGACCTAGTCTTGCAATATCTAACGATGTTATAAACGAGGCGCAATGTGGCCTCGAATATCGGATACACCAATGTTCCTTTAAACAACCGAATTTCATCGGTTGCGAAGTTTCTGAAATTCAATGCATAGTATCTTGAATCCCTATTATCTTCTATTGCTTGTTCAAAATTAGTGTGCCCATATCGAGCACACCATCGGGAAATTTGTTCCGGTTTTCTTCTCGAAAAAATAACTAACTTACGCCAATATGTTTCAAAAAACCACAATAGCTTCGCCTCATTATCGGTTATTTCTTCTTCTGTTTTGCCAAAGTATAACCTATTGATATGGATGTGGAGACCACATGTGGATGTGGATCCACTACGATATCCATTCCTTCTTAAATAGTCGAATGCGGCTTGCCATGGAATCTTAGTGGTGTGATACTTGAGTGTGGACGGTTGAGAAACTATCTCAAAACCATCCCTTAAGGAACCATCATGTTTAATGTAACAATTAATTTCTGAATATTCTGACCCATTGAGAATTCTCAGAACATTGGCGGCTTTGTCCTCATCCTCACCCCCGCCATCAACTTCTAATTCAACCCCCATGAGCAGGTGATTGCGGGGGTTGCCATGGTAACGCCATTCTGGATCGTATCCGTAACTATGGATAAAAGCCATTTTAAAACCCTCCTTTTGGTTTAAGTTATAGTTTGTGGTTAAACGCAATATAGCTTATACCTAAGACACAAGTTTTTGTCAAGTTATTCGTTTATGCCAAGAGAAGGAAGCTTTGGGAAGCAAAGACAAGACTACCAGAAAGAGAAAATCCATTCCTTAGCCGAAGAACAGAAACTTGTTCGCCAATACGGAAGCAATATCGGTGAGCACGATAACTTTCGGTGAGCAAAGAGAAGAATTCCTTCCTTAGCATCCAAGAAGGGAAACTTTCTTGCTAGGAAGGAAAAACCCTCTTTCTTATTGACTAGGAAGGGAAAATTAGTTATGCTTCGTATTAGCTATTCTTTCCCTTGAATGGAAAACTGACTTCGTGAAAGAAAGTATTACCCCCCTAGAAATGAAAACTTTGATCTTTTTTTCTTGACAATCTCAAGACGGCCTTGTGGAATCTAGCTTCTCGTCATAGTCGTCTCGAGTTTGTCAAGTTTACCCTAAAACTACGATGCTAATCTAACTACCTGGAATCATTGAAATATTCCATCCAGGTAATATAGTCGTCTTGTTTAAGAACAATATCTAAGTATTTGATTACACTAACAAAGACTAACGACTATGAATTCTAGACGAAAAAGTTTCGCGAAATTTTCTAACCCCTAGGTCTTGGGAAGGTAGAAAAACCGAAATTTTAGTTTTCTGCTCTTTGTCTTAGCAAGCTTAGTAACCTAAGCCTAAGCACTAGTGAACAAGTTTCCCTTGTTTGCGTTTAGCTATTCGGTTAAGCTTGGTTAACTTTGGTTAGCTTTCTCTTTGGCTTTTCTATTAGCTTTGGGATTGAGCGAACAGTTGCTTCTCTTTTGCGAATAGGAACAATTATCAATCGTTTTCTTGCTTGCCATTCAGTAAGCTTGTCTTTTGCAATTGCTAATCGTTAGCAACTATTCGCCTTGCTTATGTTCGGCTTGCTATATCGATAATGATAATCATTCCCAAACCTACGTAAGCCTTACTTGCCGCTCGTTAAGTTTCATTGGGTGACTGACTGGTCATTCGCTTGGGCGACTGAATGGTCATTCACATAGTGACTACTAGGTCATTCCTTGCGTGACTGAACAGTCATTCAGATAGTGTGCGCTATGCCATCGGGACTGCTTGGATGCTACTGCTGGGCGCCGTGTGATCCCTCCCCCCACCGAATAATTTCCCCTGCATTTTTCTCTTGCTTTTTTCTTCCTTTTTGTTATTGTTATCTTGGATTAATATAGGAGGTGGATATGTATATTATTGTAAAAGGCAAGCGTTCTCCTTTGCAGGAAAGATTGTTAGAGCAGTGCGAGGAAGGTCGGTATCAGGCCAAGCAGAATCAGAGGCTACTTTCCTCTCCTGGCTATATAGACATGTCAGAAGCTCGTTCTCTTCTTGGCAAGGAAGCGCATATGGAGGACTTCTCTGGCATAGCGGATGTGTTTAAGTCGAACCCTCTCAAGTATGAAGCCTTTGGCAAATCTGGCATTAAGAAAGGCGAGCTATGAAAGTAGTGGAATCTGAGAAATTTATTAAGCAAGACAGACGCAAATCTGAGGAAGAGCTTCGGGAGATCGTATCCACTTGCATATCCAGACGTCCTGCTTTAGTGGATAGATACCTACGTGTCCTAGAGTCATTCATAGACATCCGAACTTCCAAAAACGTCCTCCGCAGATATATCAACCTCATTTCCTCTTTGATCTATCGTTCTGACAATGTTATCTTCGAGCTTCAACCAGACGTATCGGACGCTCTGCTAAAGGAAGTGCAAGATGGTTTTTACAGAGAAGGCGTAGATGTTATTCTGTATGACCTGGCGAAATTAGGCGAACTCTGGGGCTTCATTGGTCTTCGTGTAGAGCCCAGAAAAGACGGCGTAAAATTCCGTCCAGTTTTCCCCTTCGATATTCTCTTCTATTATCCTGATCTAGAGATGGACGACGACTCACAGATTCTTGTTTATGTGCTTCGTATGGGCAGGGACGAGTATGAGAAGCGGTTCGGCAAAGTATCTATTCCAGACAGGACAGTTTCTCCTTTTAGCAGATTCTTTGATGTAGTCAGTTCTACAGACGAGCTCACACGGGTCATAGATTTGAATCCGAACGAGTATTATGAAGTCTATGAAGTCTGGTATAAAGACCCGGGAGAAGGCTCATGTTATGTAGCGACATTGGGTCTAGATTATACCATTCGTGATCATTTCAAATCCCCGTTTGTATCCGATCATCCTTTTGCCTTCTATGTTCCATCTTACCTTCCTGGCAACATTTATGGTTTTGTAAACGGCGAGCAGTGCATACCTGCGCAGGAAGGGATAAACGACATAGAAGAGCAACTTCCCTCTTTGGTAGAGAGATTAGCATATCCTCCGGTCATTCTAAAATCTTTCCAGGGTCTCTTAACAAGGGAAGACGTAGTAAATGAACTTCGCAAACCCTCCGGTGTAGTGCTTGTAGACAGTCCGGATATGGCTGTAGAAGAGGTTGTTCCTAAGATAGATCCAGGTGTTCTTTCCACTTTGTCTGATCGGTATGAGAGGAACATTCTGGATACCATTGGCATATCAGAAGTTATGCTGGGTCACAGTGCTAAGAATATAAGGTCTTACACACATGCTCTCTTAGCATCCCAATTTTCCTCTTCGGAAGTAATCGTTCGTGCACTCAAATTTGAGCAATTTATCGAGCGGGTGATGACCCTGTATGCTATGTATAAGGTCTTATGCACAGACAAATTCCCTCTCTTAGCAAAGACGCCTCTCAGAGTAGAAGTATATGCTCACACTACATCTCCTGTCCTTTTGCAAAACTTTACTACGCTCATTCTAGAGTTAAACGCACGTGGTCTCATACCACCGGAGGTAGCGATAGAGTTGTTACCGATTCCACACAAAGATAGGATAAAGATTATGTTACAGAGAGCGAGGGAGGCTGCGCTTGTTCAAGAAGCCAAAGAGCAAGAGAAAGGGAAGTAATGGAGGTGCTTCTTTGGGTGGGAATCCTATTGTAGTCTATAGCAATATTAACACTATAGACGTAGGGCAGGCAGTAGGTGTATTTGTTCGCACATCTGATAATCCGAACATACCCAATCCAGTTAAGGACAATATAGTAAACATCTTTTCGGACATAGACGATCACAACGGCAGGCAGTATATTTGGGGTGCAAATTTTGTAGTTACATCTGATGCCGGCGGCAAGGTATGCATAGCTCTGGAGCTGGATGCTAATACAACTAGGGCTGGTGTTAAGCCTGCGAGAACAGAGATTCCGGATCCATTTATTTGCGGCTTACATCTTTGCACAGCTACGAACGAAGCGGCCAAGCCCTGCTCTTGTGCTATACATGTTATGGGCTACTGGCAGGATGGGATAGACCTTTCGGATTTCCATATGACAGGTATTTACTTCTCTCAGAAGCTCATTCATTCCAATGTAGAAGCGTGTATAGACATGTCTTGGTTCAACACTGGGAATGGTGCAGGTTGTTCTAAGGGAGCGATTGTTCTTCCTGCTCCTGGTGTTCAGATGTCGTCTATTATTCAATGGACACCGACTGAGCACGGCGGCTATGGGAAGGAGTCTTTCGTAGGTGTGCTCACTAATTCCACTAGTCCTTCTGATGATGGGAAGTTTGCCATTGTGGGAAGATACATTACTCCGGACTACCGAAGAGTAGATATATATGATCGATTGTTTGTATCTGGCAGGGACATATTAGCAGAGATAGACGAGATTAAGCAGAGGTTAGGAATGTGATAGGCGATTGGCAATCTAGAAATTACGAAGGCATTGAATCTCCTTTAGGGTATACAATCAGAAGGGGCAAGTGGACAGACCGTCCTGTTTGGACGCAATACACCACTTGGTGGATAGAAGTGTCTGTTATAGCTGGATTCAATATAGATCATCCCTTCCTTTGGTATCTGCTCTTATGGATACCGGATCCAAACAATGTGTCTAGAAGGAATGTGTTTATTCTCTCTGGGTCTGTAACGGGAGTATCATTTATAACCAATATTCCGGCTGGCAATATTACCGTGGGATGTGAGTTTCTCGGTGGCAACATCTCTCTTAGTAATGTTAGTGGAGTTTCTACGCTTGGTGGCCTTGCTCTTGGGTTTGCTTTTGTTTATGATAATCCGACTAATTATGGTATGGATATATCCGGTGAGATAGCTAGTTATGAGATAGACGCCTGCGAGTTAGGCATGTTCTGCGACAGCAATCAAAATACTTATGGGTTGTGTTCTGGAACTGACGTTTATGAATTGTCTTTATCTCATCCTTTACTTACTTTTTCTGACGTGGCTTTTTGTGATACGAACAATAATGTTTATTACTGCATAGGAGGATAGGATGTTAGTTTTAACAAAGACAGTGTCTGATGAGATTATAGGTAATATGAACAACATTGCTTCTGTTGGGTTAGGATACAACGGAACGGAGAAGGTTGGTAATGGTTATGCTAGGGTGAATGTCTCCTCTGGGTTGTTTGTGTTTGACTCGGAGGATGCATCTTACTATTACTACAAGAACTCTTCTCAGATTTCCTTTCCTAACGCAACTGGGGATTGGGGGAGTATAAATGAGATTTATTTCTTCGATAGCTCTGGCAACAAGCTCTATACCTTTACTTTAGACTCTTCTCTTAGTATAATTACAGGTGTAACGTTTGTGATAAATGCTGGAGGGTTAGTTTTGAAGGTAAAGAAACAGAGTTAGGAGGCATGAGATATGGGTTGGTATAGCACGCCGTTCAATTATGATGGGACAAGCCCCACACAGGTCAGGGACGATCTGCAGAAGGCTAATGAAAATTTCCAGGCGTTGTCTGATGTGTTTGAGAATGGCACGCCTCTTTCTGGGAGGATAAAGTCTAGCTACATCCCGGGTGGCGGAGGCGGATCTGTATCTGGAGATATCACTGTAAACTCTGTTACGGTCTCTAATCCCAACAGGGTCAATTTTGGTATAGATCTATCTCCCAATGCGTCCGGATTTTACCAGGCTGCTATTAAGATGCCGGTTGGTGTTCCTGGTTCGGCTATTCAGTGGCAGCCTACATCTGGAGGTTGGGGTGCTGGGGAATCTGTAATAGGGGTAGATACATCTGGTAACTTTAAAATTATTGGTCGTTACAACAGTAGCGGAAGAAGGGTAATCAACTTATATGATGATGTCAATGTCGGTGGTCAACTGATCCCGATCTCCATAAGACTAGCTCCGCAGACCAACCAAAATAGTTTGATAGACCTTAGGAGCGGCGCTGTCGATTGCTCTGGTGCTTATATTCTTATGCCGACTGGTGGGGTCAAGGGCAACTTCATCTCATGGGGCGACCCTCCGTATGATAATACTTTGATTGGTGTGTCATTATCTCAGGGTAATACTTTAGTAATTGCTGGCAAGCCTGATCCTACAAAGGGTAATAGGCGCCAGATTGGAATGTGGGACGATGTGACTATAAATGGTAACTTGAGTGTGACAGGGACAATTACTGGTAATGTAGTTTATCAAGTGCCTAGCACGATTAGTGTTAAGAAGGTCGATATCAATGCAGACGCTAATCAGGATTATGGAATAAGTTTCAGAGGATCTAATGGATTTTCTCAATCTGCCATTCTGATGCCGACAGGTGGTAACGGATCGTTCATAAACTGGGGAAATACCAACCCGTATGATTGCTTGATTGGTATCTCCTCTTCTCTTGGTCAATTTATCATAGCTGGTAAGTCCAACGGTGTATCGAGAGATACTCATGTCTATGAGAATTTGATTGTTCATGGTTATACCACTTCTGTTGGCTTTGCGTTGAATACATCGGTTGCTCAGGATTATGGACTTAACTTAAGAGGGTCTTCCGGATTCAATCAAGCTGCAATTCTTATGCCCATGTCCGGGAAGGGAACGTTTATCTCTTGGGGCGACCCAGCCTATGATAATAGCCTTATAGGGATTCAAAACTCGACGGGTCATTTTGTAATTTCTGGCAGAGCTGATGCTGCTTATGGGGGCAGGAGGACTGTATATCTGTATGACGATACGATTATGACCGGAAATGCTTATATATCCGGTAATCTGAGTGTAAGTGGAACGATAAGTGGGAATGTTCAGCTTCCCAGCACGATTGGTGTTAAGAAAATTGATATCAACGCAGATGCTAATCAAGATTATGGGATAAAACTTAGTGGTAGTTTTTCGCAGACTGCAATATGGATGCCTGTGGGGGGTTATGGTAGCACTGTAGCATGGACTCCTGTGAATACCTCATGGGGTGCTGATTCTCTGATAGGTGTTAACAGTTCCGGCCAGTTTTGGATAATTGGGAGGCCTACCAGTGCTGGCGGCACTAGGGTAATATATATGAGCGATTATGTTCAGATCAATGGTGATCTTAAGGTTACTGGCAATATCACTGGTAATGTCACTTATCAGCCTCCGACTATAATAACTTGTAAAAAAATCAATATTAATGCAGATGCAGGGCAAGATTATGGGCTTAGTTTCAGAGGATCTAATGGATTCTCCCAAGGAGCTATCCTTATGCCAACAAGTGGGACTGGATCTCAGATTACTTGGGGTAGCACTCCAGACAGTGACTCTCTTATTGGTGTCCAAGCTTCTACCGGGCATTTTGTAATTTTTGGCAGACCTGATTCTGCTTATGGGAGCAGAAAGACTGTGTATATATATGATGATACAATTATGACCGGGAATGCTTATGTAAGTGGTAATCTGAGTGTAAGTGGAACGATAAGTGGGAATGTTCAGCTTCCCAGCACGATTGGTGTTAAGAAAATTGATATCAACGCAGATGCTAATCAAGATTATGGACTCAACTTGAGGAATTCTTCCGGATTCAGCCAATCTGCGATCCTTATGCCTATGTCTGGTAATGGGACGTTTATTTCCTGGGGAAGTCCAGCTGATGACAATAGCTTGGTTGGGATCCAGAACTCGACGGGTCATTTTGTAATTGCCGGTAGAGCAGATATTATGTATGGGGATAATAGAACAGTGTATCTATATGATCATCTGATTGTAAATGCGAATATTTATGTGAATGGGACGATAAATCAAGGATCCGATCTGTCAATGAAGGAGAATGTTGTTCTGTTCTCTGACTCTGCTCTTGCTATAGTTAAAAGTATAGACGTCTATAGATATTTACTAAAAGGGAGTAAGGAGGAGCATGTTGGGTTTGTAGCCAATTATGTTAAAGATGTATTCCCGAATGGGGTTACTGTAAGTGGTAATGGGATGTGTTCGATAAACATTCTTGATATGTTGGCATTGTTATTTAAGGCGGTAAAGGAGCTTGCTGAACATGTGGCGAATAATTAAAGAGATTTTTGACATTGGGCACGAGATTGGCAATAATAAGAGCTGGTATTATAGTAAGACCGTATGGTTCAACATAGCCGCTCTTATTGCTGCTGTTGTGGACTATAAGACGGGAGGCGTTACGTCTCAGCAGGATATACAAACAATAGGGCTTGGGTTGTTTGCTATGGTTAATTTGGTGCTGAGGTTAACAACCAAGAGGCCGATAGGAGGAAGGCAGAATGAATAACATTAAGCAGTTGATTTTAGCTAAGCTTACCTGGCTAGAAAGGTTCATTCTCTCGTTGTTTGAGCGGGGTATTGTTGACTATCTAGAAAAACTTCTTCCTGTAGCGGTAGATATTGTCACAAAGCTTATGCAGAATAACACCCTCACTTCTGAACAGAAGAGAACAGAAGCTGTTAAGCAACTCGGGGATGCTGCTAAGAGCATTGGAATAGATGTTGGGCTCTCTGTCCTTAATTTAGCAGTAGAAATGGCATTGCAGAAGGTGAAGGCTTATGGTGATAAGACCAATTGATATTAAAATTACAGGATTGACGGTATTTGGGGAAGCTAGAGGCGAACCTCACGAAGGCCAGATTGCTGTGGCACAGGTTATTCGTAATCGTGCTCTGGCTAATAATACTTATCCTGCTACTGAGTGCTTGCGACCTTATCAGTTCTCCTGCTGGAATAAGAACGATCCTAACTATTCTATCCTGCAAGCTGCGTTGAGAGGGGAAAGAGATATTCCATCTATCTTTTACAGAATAGCGGATAATGTTTTGAATGGTAGGGTTCTTTTAGATGAGATAGATGGTGCTAGATACTATATGACCAAGAGTTTGTATTACTCTAATAAGCGTCCTTCTTGGGCGAATAAGTTAAGGGTGGCGGCAGAAATTGGTAACCACGTATTTCTAACAGAGGAGGGATAAGATGAGGTTTAAGAAAGAAGATCTGGACAAAGTCATGTTAGGGTTGAATGGTGAACCGATGGTTTTTGCTGGTGACAATACTGAGATAACCTACCGGAATGCCATCCTGGCTTCTCTTGCTAGAGATGATTCCCAGGACATTGAGCAGAAGATGAAGTGCTGGACGTTGTTGAAGAAGATTATGAGTGAAGATGATGTAATTGATTTAACCTCGGAAGAGATAAGCTTGATTAAGAAGAAGGCGACATTTTTACCGACAATACCGTTTGGAAGGCTTGTAGACTTTCTAGAGGGGGTATAATGAGGGATGCAAGTCCCATATAACTTTCAGCAGGTAATAAACAATAATCAGTATCAGGTAATAAACGGGGTTAAGTGTTTCCCCGTTAGCATGCTGGACGCAAATTTTAGTTATCTCTGCAATGTGGTGACCGTCGGGTCGACTGCTCCTACGATATCATATGACGGCCAGTTCTGGTTCGATGGGACTACGCTAAAGATAGCTCAGTCTTCCTCTTGGACAGATATTAAGGTTGCTAATGCTGTAAATGCTGATAAGCTGGGTGGGATCCTTCCTAGTCAATTTCTGAGATCTGATCAGAATACAACCTGCTCAGGGAATATCACAGCCCAACAGTTTGTTTCTCAGGTTACCTCCAGCCCTCCCTTTGTTGTTAACAGCAGTAATTTGGTAACAAACCTTTGTGCGGATTATCTGGATGGTTATCATCTGGATTCTACTAATGCTGTGACAGGACAGCTTGTTCAGTTTGATACGGCGAATGTTAAGCTTAGCGCCGCGCCGATCTATGTTGTATCTGGTAATGTCGGTGTTGGTATTACTTCCCCGGCTCAAAAACTACATGTAGGCGGGAATATCGGGATTCAGGCAGGAGCGAATGCATTTATCGGGACGCTAGACAACTATATACTAAGTCTAAGAACTAATAACACAGATAGGGTGATAATTGATACAAATGGGAATGTTGGTATCGGAGTGACCCCGTCATACAAGTTACATGTGAACGGGAACATTGGGATTCAGGCAGGAGCGAGTGCTTTTATTGGAACTGTGGACAATTACAACCTAAGCATCAGGACTAATAACACAGATAGGGTAGTGGTAGATACAAGTGGGAATATCACTTTCAGTGGAACTGGTGCAAGCCAACCGAGATTGAAAATTAATACTGTATCTACTACATCATATGCGATGACTGGTTTAGATTATTTTGTTAATGGAACCTGGGTTGGCGGCTTCTATCTAGAACAAGATAACAATAATATTTTTATATTGCAAACTACTGGTGGAGGCCGAAAGTATGTTGCTATATTCCCCTACTCAACCAGCACTGCAGAGGGTCAGCTGACAATGATTGTTCCGGATCCTGTGCATGGTATTAGCAAGAATGATTTTCCTTCTGGCTGGTATGGCGGTCTCGGCACTTATAATATTACCTGTTCTGGTATCTACTATGATACACTGACTCAGCGCTCAGATGCAAATCTGAAAACGGATGTCCAGCCCTTATCAGACTATCTTCAAACTGATTGTCTGGACGTTATCTCCTGTCTAAAACCAGTAAAATACGTGTATGTGGATGATCCATTAAAAGCCAACCGATTTGGCTTTATTGCTCAGGATGTATCTGAGGTCTGTCCTGAGCTTGTGACGATTGATACGGAAGGCAAGGCAAGTCTGAATTATATGGATCTGATCGCATTGCTGACTCGGGGTATTCAGGAGCTTAATGATACAGTTGGGAAGATTATTCAGAAAATTGGCGGGGTTAGTTAAATAAAGTGTTGACTTTCTGTGAATGATATGCATTTATGAGTATGGGGGAGAGAACTAACTATATGGTTGAGATAAGGAGGAATAGTAGATGGCCAGAAGGACTAGACGTAAAGCACGACGCAAAGCTCGCAAGTAGCGAGCACATATACGTCTAGTAGTTAGTTCTCTCCCCCAGAATAGGAGGATGATATGAATGGAGAAATGGCACCACAGATGGGAGCAACTGGAGGCCCAATCGGGATGGAAGAATATGCCGACATAGTGGTGGCTATGTGCATCAAAGGGTTAGAAGAGGCTCTCGGCATCTATTCTTCTACCTCCGAGAAAGGGCAGGTCTGCCTAGATTGTCTTAAGAAACTCAGTAAGGTAGTGCCGGATGCGGATCAGAAATTAGCAAAGGCGGCACAGGCTGTGCAAGGTGCCCAGGCTGGCATGCCTCCTGGGGCGGGTGGAATCCCACCTGGAGGGTCTACGCCAACACCGACTCCACCGCCTGGTGCTGGTGCAACGCCAATAGGAATGTAAGGAGGATAACATGGCTACTAAAGGCAAAGGGACTCAGAAAATTAACCCAGGAAAATACAGCGGGTATGTAACGGGTGATTACTGGGGATATAATCCCCGAAATAGCGAGCCCAATGATGGGCTGTTTAGTAAGTATAGGAAGAACATTAAGATAGACAAACCTGTTGCTCAAAGCAAGTAGGAGTAGGTTATGGAAGATACGAAAGCTCCAGAACAGCAATTGCGGGAGATACAGGAGTTTATCAGGAGCGCCTACGAGGATCCCGATCTTCGTCCGCATTTGAAGACCCTCCTGGATAAGTTCGGTATAAGCTTACCTGAACCTCCGTATGAAAAAGAGGTCAAGCGAATAAAGGAACAGTATGATGGAGAGATTGATAATCTAAAAAGGAAATTGGAGGAACAGGAGAAGGCTCGAAAGGAAGAACAGTTTATCAAGGTTCTCGAGAGTTATGGTCTCTCTAGAGACGATTTCCAAGATGTTCTGGATTTTGCTAAGCAGAACGGAATCATCAATTTCGAGACGGCTGTTCGTTTGTATGTGAGCGAAAGACTTCAAAAATCGAGAAATAGCCTTCCCATTCGTGCTAGACAAGATGATGATGTAATAAAGAGATACTCTGGCATTGATGGGAAGGACAAGCTCATGGAAGATGTATTATCAATGTTAGGGAGGTAATAGAGAGAGATGGCAACGACAGTAAATATTCCGTTCTTAACCGGTGGAGTTTTTCAAGACTCTTCACAGCTTAAACGCTTCTTAGACACAACTAGGAGAAACTTTATTGCCTATGCAGTGGCACAGAATCTTCCTAAGATCTCACCGATGGTGAGACTTATCCTTGAGAGAGCGGATCAGAGACCGTTCCAGGCTGCTTTTATTGTTCAGCCGGTCTATCCTGACCTCAGCTCTCCTAGCCCACAGTATCTCGATACCAGCGGTAACTTTACGATCAACGATTTCAATGCAGAAACAATAAATGCCATCTTTGAACCTGCTGTGATGGGCAATACCATCAGATTGAACGAGTTCGAGATTGCCCAAGCGGACTCTCCAAACAAGGTTGTAAATGAGTTAGCAATTAAGGTAAGCGATATCGGACTTCAGACCTTTGCAAAGCTTACGAACGATCTTATTAGATCCAGAACAAACGACAAAGAGTTTTACGGTATTCTCGATGTGGTTGGAATTTCTGGTGTATTTGGTGAGCTAGACAGGACAACTTATACCTGGTGGGTTGGGACTCAATATTCATATGCTACCGATCTTGGCAACGCTTCCAACGTCTACCAGGGTATTGAGAGAGGCGTGAACAAATACATGAAAAATGTTGGGAACATATTCGGTTTGCCTTCTTGTGGATTTACTGACTATGCTACATTCCAAAAGATTATCGAGTCCTTTACTCCGCTTGAGAGATACAATGTCGGGCATGTAGCAGAGATTACCGAGGTAAGAGAGCATACCGTGAAGGGTGTTATTGTTGGTGGTGTCCCGGTCTTTCCGGATCCTTATCTTAGCCCATACGATGCTGGTGGCGGTAACTATGTTGGCGATATCATTTATCTTAATCTGAACAATATCCACTTCACTTTTGCTAGCCCGTTCAGCTTCTACACGACCGAATGGCAACCAGAGTATATCAATGCTAAACTCTCTTGGCTGAGCGTGTTCTTGATTGGTGGTCAGTTGTGGTCTGAGCGTCCAAAGGCGCATTTGGTGATTAAGGGTGTTCCTAGCATGAACCTCTAACAGAGGAGATTGGGCATGATAGTTAAGAATCAGGACAGGAGGCTCATCCTCTTTGATAGAACGGATGGGAAGATATACGAATTAGACCCAAATGCAGACACGGTAGTCCCAGATGCTCTCTGTGTGGAGTTCCTGGGCTATGGGGCTACCGACGATCATCATTACGACGTATGCAGAAAGAGGCTCGAGTTCTTGAAGTTTGAGCCTGCTGTAATGAAAGAGCTTAAGGACGATCCAGATGCAGATAAAGTCAATATTGTGACTATTGATTACTTAAAGGGTTTGCAGTTTGAGACAGGAAAGGTAATAGAGAGACGGACTAGGAAGGCATGAGCCTAACGGCGGCTGATTATTTCCGTAGGCTGTTTGATTTTTATCCTGTCGCCTACGATGAATCACCTCTTTTGTATAGAATCCTCAATAAAGCCAGACAGGATGTAGCGGATAATTTTTGCCTCAAGAAGAGCACGCATTCTTCCGTTAACAAATATGCTAGGTGGTTTGACCGTCCTACATGGAATCTCTATACCACCTGGTATATTCTTGGTAACGCCCCTCTTACTAATATCTCTAGGGTGTGGCGTGTGTATTATGTGAATCCGGATAGGAACTATGTTAAGAAGCTAGATCAGGTTACTTATGACGATGTTATAAAGGATGTAGAACCGATTGGGTATATATACGATCAAGTCGAGAAGACAGTATCTATTGTTCCGTCTACCTGGAATCACCAAGAGAATGAGTATATCGACATACTCTATACGCCTTTGGTCAGTCAAATGTATAATCTCTATGATCAGGAGGATCTTATCCCAGACGAGTTGTTAGATTGTGTTGCTCTCCGTATGGCTTATATGCTTGCTATGAATGATATGCAGTTCACTCTGGCAGAGTTCTTTAATAACCAGTGGAAGATGGAGCTTTTCAGAAGTGTTCGAGCGAGAGGCTAGGACATGGCTAAGCGAAGGAAGCAGAGCGAGATTGTTCAAAATGTTGAACAAGACTTCCACATCCTGGGATTGGCAACTAATGTTGGAGATGCCACAACCAAACCTGGGATGTGCCAGAAACTCACGGCCATGCCAGACCTCAAGCTCGGGTGGAAGAAAGTTCCTAAGAGCACCGCCTTCTTCACTTCTTCTTTTGGTGCTCTGAATGGGTTCAACAACGATGGAAGGTATGCTTATCTCTGGCTCGGTAAGTCCTGCGAGGTTGTAGATACAGTTAACAAGACGTCTATTAAGGTGACGGTAGATGAGGATGTTCAGTGGGCAGGTGGATATGATGACCTGCTCTTTTTTGTTACTACCAATAGCAAGATTTATAGATTTAAACGAGATGGAACTCTTCTTTCAACATACAACACTGCAAATGGTGATAGAGCTTGCGTCTATCGAGGTCGCCTCTTTGTGGCCAATGGTAAAACGCTCTACTTTTCCTCGGTAGATTTTCAGGATGTAAGCAAGACAAACTTTGCTACCAATACTACGGTTCCCCAAAATCCCAAGGTAAATTATGCCTCTGGAGGCAATTTAACAGGAACCTATTATTATAAGATCTCTGCTAGTGCCGGCGATGGTGGGTGGACAGGACTCAGCGTGGAAGTTAAGGCTACGATATACGTCGCCCCTACAAATTTAACTATACTGGCTTCTGCTGGCGGGAATCTTGCGGCAGGGACGTATTACTACCGTGTCTCTTCCCTAGATGATGCAAATAATGTTCATAGAGCTACAAATGAAGTATCTGCTACGACCGATAACACAAATAAGACAGTGACTCTCTCTTGGTCTCCTGTCGAAGGTGTATCTAGATACAGAGTGTGGAGAGGAACATCAGCTGGGCAGGAGAATCAGTATGTAGACGTCACAGGAACATCTCTTGTAGATAATGGAACTCTCACTTGGGTGAATGCCAATTTCGTAGAGAACGGGACAGTTGTTTTAACGTGGGATGCTCCGTCTGGCGCTGTTAAATATCGTGTCTGGAGAGGGACGACAAGCGGCGGAGAGGGGCAATATGTAGAAACAACATCTACCACGCTTGCTGACACCGGTGGTCTTGCTTGGACTTCTGGGACTCCACCAAAGGATGTTTTTCTTTCTACCGAGGGTGGGGGATATATACTTATTACACATCCAACGGTCTCTTGGATAAGCTGGCTCTACGTCATCAACGATATGCTTTATGTGTTCACAGACGGCAACCTATTCATTCTCTCTGCTAGTGTGGCATCGAATATTCCTTCCAGTTTTTACCTCCTGGACACGGGTATTCTGATGCCGTTTTCTAACTCGACTCTAATGGTGATACGAGACCTGATCTTCCTTGTGGATAAAACTGGAATATACAAGCTCAGGACGAATACATTGGAGCGGATAGATAATCTTGTTGCAGATCAGGTTCCGTTATTAGATCATTTCAAAGCTGGAACGTTTATGTTTGAGGATAAGAATTGTCTAGCTATTCCGTATAGATATAATGACCTTACGCTCTGTTACTGCATAGAATATGACGTATGGTTTCAGCTTCCTTTTCGGGCAATACGAAGTTTCACAAATCCCAACGGCGAGAATTGCTCTCTAGTCGGATATCCATATCCTGGCCAAACAGGGACTGTGGCATTACATGTGATGTTCAGTCAGACTACGTATTATCCGATGACAGTCAGATTATGTCCGTTTGATCTCGGCATCAAGAGATACAAATATATACGAGAGATACTCATAAAGACTAATGTGGCCTGTCCAATAAAGGTCGGATTCGATGATGAGTATGTCTTTGAAAGGCTCGTCCAATACTACACTGACCTGGTTGGATATAAACCTGCACTGCAAAAGAAAGGCGTTTACCTCTGGTTAGAGCTCTCGGAGGATTCTGATGTGTTTATGTATGTTCACTTTATCAAAATGAAGCTTACTCTGCTTGGAGAAATCAACTACTTCTATGGGCAGACTCCAGCATGGTTAGGGTCAAGATAGAGGATGATGAGCTTAAATTTATTGAGAATGCTACGCAAGATCATATTGGCTTTGTTGAGACTACGAATGCGATCATTCGCTCTCTGAATCTGAATGTCCCAACAATTCTTCCTTTCGAGCTTATATTAAGAGAAGTAAGAGATCAGAGAGAGTTCATACAGATCAATCTTCAGTTTCATCAGTTCTTGAACGATACGTTACATTCTGTTCTAGCGTCTCTTCCTGTTCCTGTTATCTTTATACCAAAGATTTTACCTGCTGGTTCCTTTGAGCAACTTAAGATGGTAGAATATATAATGCATCAGGATATAGACGCAGTGTTTCAACAGTTATCGGAGGAATACAATGTCAGTTAGGCTTGGTGATTATCTGAGAAGTATTAGGGTATTTATTGAACCACGAGAACTGGGCATAGATGAAATCAGGTTAGTGGAAGCAATCAATTCTGCCAGACTGTGGGTTGCGAGCGACATGGAGTTGTATGATGGTTGTTCCTTCGTGGTAAATGGATGGGGTGTGGACGGCTTTGTAGGTATTCCCAAGAGAGTCTATTTTACGTCTTATCAGTTTCCTGACGTAAGGGTTAAGTTGCTGGATACCCCGGGGATACAAGCGGAAGTGCGCAAGGGATTGTTTGATAGAGAGATATATCCGTGTGGATATCGGCTAGAAGGTGGCAGAATTATTTTGATTCCAGCTGGGATCTACAAAGGCGTTCTAGATGTTGTTTACTTACCATGGTTTAAGCGATTTGAGAAAGAGAGCGATGAAGAAGAGAAAGATGATCTTATCCCAGAAGTCTATAAAATGTTGGTGGTTTATAGAGCTTGTTCTTTTCTAACTAGCGATGATATCCATAAGTTCTTTGTATTGCAATATGATTGTTTAGCTGAGCAATTCAGGAGGTTAAAGGGTGGAAAGGTATCTATATCATCTAGAACAGAACAAGATAATCTTCGAGTTAATTGATGCTATGCTTAAGAACGGTCTCTACTTCGCCCATAGGGATTTTCTTGTTGTCTACTGCAGAACAGATCTAGAGACCGCAAAAAGGATAGTTGAAACGCAGGATTTTTATCTAGACGACTTAAGACTTGAAGGCGAAGTGGGACTAGTATATCATTTCTGGGGAAGTATAAAAGATATAAAAGACGTGCTGTCCCTTCTTAGGTTAGGGAAAGAAATGTTTACTCATCTACTCTACTGGGACAGCAAAGCCAGAAAATGGGTCTTAAGGAGGATAAGAAATGGGAGCGAGAAAACCACATATACCACAGTGGCAGAAGGAATATCAGGAGTTCATGCAGAGAATTTCCTCCTCTAGTCCATCGCCCAATGTTGCTTCTGATCTGTATACTACGGTAATGAGCGCTCTAATGAAGCAGTATAGTGAAAAGGTAAGTCCTGCCTTCCAGAAGGCGTTGACATACGGAGAGAGAACACAAACCACGGGAGCAATCGGAGATTATAGTAATCTTAGGGATTTCTTCCAGTCTTCTTTGCAGAAGAATATACAATCATATCAACAGAGAACAGCTCCTGTTGCGCAAGAGATTGCTTCTACCGTCAGTTCTCCGGAGGCTTATCAAACATTTAAGCTTGCGACAGAAGGATCCAGGAGATTTGGCTCTCACCTCGACTTTAGTAATATACAGAAGTCGTGGCAGGAATGGAAAGAGGGTATCAATAGATCTATGGCCGAACTTGGAATACAAGGGTTTGACATAGAAGAGCAGTTTAGAAAATGGTATGGAGGATAAGCCATGGCGGCAGTAGCACCAATAATTACAGCAATAGCAGGTTTAACAGCAATAGGGACGTCTATTTATGGGCTTATAAACGCTCCGAAGCCTCCTAGCCCGAAAATTCCAAGGGAGGTCTTCAGTCAAATCCGGGCTAGACTCCCTTCTATCAGTGGTCTCTCTGAGCAAGCCAGACAGAATATAGCCCAGGCTCTAGAGCAGTATCGTGCTGGACAGTTGTTACCTCAGTATAAGAACATGCTAGATGAAGCATATAGACAGAAGTATGAGCAGGTCATGTCCAATCTTAGTGCTAGGGGGTTAGCTAATTCCTCCGTAGCTTTGCAGGCGAAGGCTGAGTTGGACAGATGGTATCAGAACACTTATTATGATCTTCTGAATCAACAGCTAAAGACAGCTCTTAGTCAGCAGGGGCTAGCAGAAGCGGATATTGATATTTTGACCAGGGAACTGCAGGCCTACGGAACCGCTACGCAAGGGTATCTTGCTGGAACTCAGGCAACAGCTGCAACCACATCTGGAGCTATGCAGGGTCTATCTAGTGGATTTTCTAGTCTGAGCAAAGCCTGGGAAGACTGGCAAAAGACAGCTTGGGGCGCATAGGAGGGTGTCATGTCTTTGGAAGGAATTATTGGGGATGCAGTAGTAGTAGGGGCAGTTCCTAAAGACGATGACCGGAAGACGGTAGTAACAGGGAAAATTCCCAAGCCTGGTGCCCAGGATGCTTACGGAACAGTAGCGGAGATCGTTAGGAAATCTCTATCCTTTGTAGACGATGGCCTACAGAAACTGTTTGGTAAACCTGCTCAATCCCCTAGTGAGACCAAGCGGCAAGAGCAAAAGCAAGAGCAACAGGAGCAGAAGCAAGAGGTAGATGTAAGCGCCAAAGTTCAGGAGTTGATGTCTAAGCTTAACGAGGAGAAAGTAAAGAAGGCGCTCGAAGTAATGAAATATGGCGGGTTCCCATATACTATGGAATCCTTCGCAAATGCCTATTCTATGGCCACTGAAGCTTCTGGAGGTAGACTTTCGGATGCGGAAAAAGAGGTTCTAGGGGAGCTGGTAAAGCTTGTTGGTAAAGACACTCCTATTGTAGATGAAACCGGAGGTTTTGCACCAAGAGTAAGTAAGGGAAAAAGCGTAGTAACAGGTAAGATCCCTAAGCCTAGCCCTGAACCTAAGCTTTCCACTTCCCCCTTGTCCAGCACGCATGAGAAACTTGCAACCGCTCTCGGAGGAGAAAGCCCCTCCATCATCGAGCAATCTACAGTTAGTGCTATCAATGAGTTGTTCAAAGGGAACATAGAGGAATACAAAAAGAAAGCAGAAGAGGCGGATGTTAAGCTGGCAGACTTAATGAGCAAGTATGTGGATATGTCCAACAAAATATACGATAAGCTACTGGAGGTGTATAAGCCGCTCATAAACTATGAGATCAAGGATGAAACAAAGAAGAATGAACTCTTCAGAAATCTTGCGATTGCTATTACAGGTCTTGCTGCAATTGGTATGGGTGGGACTTCTGTTCTTGGGTTTACTAGCGCTCTACCAAGTGTTATGAAGCAGTGGAAGGAGATGGACGAAGAAGAATATAAGCGCCAACTGGAGCGATTCAAATTCGAGTTAGAGAAGGCAAAGCTGCATGGAGACATCCTCTTGGAAAAGCTGAGAAACGATCGGGATGCGATATTGAAAGATATGACGCTTTCACACCAGGAAAAACTAATGAATCTTAAGATGTTAGAGCAGAACAAGCTGGAGTGGCTCAAATTCAACACGAGAATGTTACATGACGCTATGATGGCTGCTAGGAAAGTCGTAAGAAGCGGTGGTGATGCCTGGGAAAGGCATGTTGATGTAAAAGCTAGGGCTGCAGAAGAGATAGATCAGTTATATAGACAAGCGGACGAAGTAGAAAAGACCGACAGTAAGAAGGCAGAAGAACTCAGGAGACAAGCTGCCCTGCTTGGTTCTGTGTATGGTATCAGGGTTCCTAGTATGCCCAGAAAAGAAAAGAAAGTTGATGTAGGATACTATAAGTCGTTCCTTGAGCTAAAGAGACAACTAGAAGAACAGATTGTCAAGGGAAACTATGCGGAAGCTAGGAAGATCATGGATCAATTACAAGAAGTAGCCACTAAGGCTGTGGAGAACACAAATGATAAGACTCTCTGGGGTGCCATTAACAAGATGCTAGAGGATCCGAAATATACAGTCATAGAGTAGGGAAAGTAACATGGACGCTTTATTCATAAAGGATCATGTCACAGAGAAATTTACTCCTTCTTTTGTGGATACAGTAGAAGCTATCGGAATGGGCGGGGTAGCTGTT